GTGATGGTCATAAAACTCAATGTCCATGTGATAATGGTGAGTGTGGCTGTGTAAATAAACCAGCAGAACCAGAACCACCGCAACCAGATGATGATTGCCCAGACGGTTCATGCAAAACAAAGTCTAAATCAAGTTCGTCCAGACCGGGATTGTTAAAAAGAATTTTTAGGAGATAAAATGAGCGAGCCATCTAAACAAGTTATAGATTTTACTAATAAAGTATTTGATGACATTGATAATGATAAGTATGGATTTGATCCATTATTGATTGTTGCAATCGCTAACATTATTATTAATCTTATCAAAGCGATAAATGTTATTTACTTTTCTAGGTCTCCTACAAGCATTCATAAATTCATGAGAAAACGTGGTTTGATGATGAGGATATTAATGAGAAGAGAGGCTAGAAAAGAATTACAAGAATATACTGATGATGAAAGAGATGCTGTTATCTCTTCTATTGGTAATGTAGTTCGTGACTATGGAGAAAGCGAATTTAAAGATTTAGTTTCCTCAATTAGATAATGGGAGAAAAGTTATGGATAAATTGCAAAGTATTTGGAAAAGTCGTCGTGTTTGGGTTGCAGTTGCTGGTGTTGCTGTAGCATGTGCAAATAGCCTTGGAGTTGAAGTTGATCCAGAGACTGTTCAGTATGTTGTTCTTTTAGCAGCTTCTTGGATCGTTGGTGACTCACTACGAAAGACGGAGTAGTATAATGTTTGAAAATCTAGATATTGTTCAGGTAATCTTGATTGGATTAGGAATTGTTATTGTCGCTTCTGTATTCTTGAAGTCTGATGAAAAGAAACCTGATCCTGTAGTTCCTCCTCCAGTTGTGCCGCCAACTGTTGAACCACTTCCGGTTGAGCCTGTAGATAATGGTCATGACTTTATGTGTTTAGTGCAAAAATGGCATGATCTAAAAGCATGTGCTCATGAACAGGGATTGCATGAGGTATGTAAAGTGCTTGATACAGATGTATTTCCTTTGTTGAATCAGCCAGAAAAACATTCTGGAGTTTTATCTGATGGAACTCCTACAGGAGGAGAGCCTATTGCTATTACAGGAGTTCATTATAATTACCCAAGAGGTTAAATCATGAAAGATTCTACTAAACTAAGTATTGGGTTACTTATTGTAGCTCTTGGTTTATTTTGGCCTAAAATCAAAGAAGAGGTTCTAAAAAACTTACCTGATGATACTTTCGGTTCTTCTACAGTAAATGTGATTTTTGAAAAGGTTGATGAACCATCTGATGCCTTGAAAGAAGAAGTTGCTGGTATTCGTGATTTTGTTATTGGTGATACTGCGGAAACTATTCGCGAAGCTGATGATGACAGAATCAGATTAGCACAGTTCTATGCACAGTTATCACATGTTGTTAGAAATGAACCGGGATTTATACAAACAACAGGTCAGTTTAGAGAGTATAATTCTACTGCTGGACAGATTAACTATGCTGGATTATCTCTGAAAGGTAAGTATCCGGGCCTTGGTCAAGCTATTGATCAAGCTATCTCAGATCAGATTGGTTTAGAAAATGTCGAACTAGATGTTGACAATCGAGATGATCTTGCTAAAATACTTGCAGCTATTTCATGGGAACTCTGGCATGAGTAAGAAAAAGTTTGGTGGTAGTATTGTAGAAAATGTAGTCAATAATATTTTGGCGAAGTATAATATTACGCCTAAAGATATTGACAAAGTAAAGTCGATTGTAGATAAAGTTGAAGTTAGCGAAGTCGGAAACTCTACAGTCATAGAAATTAATCTCAAAAAGATCAAGATTATAGTTGACAGTTAGTGAATTTGACGTATAATTAAACATGCGTTTTTAGTGTTTCTTCACTTTTTATAGAGGACTGTTTCATGAGAACTAGTGAAACTACAGATTGGAATGTTTTGTTGGGTAGCGATACCACTTTGCAGGCAGTAGCAGATTTCGCCTTTAACGACGTTTCTGCAAATGCAACTACTGAAGCACTGTCATTTACTGATGCTGCTGGTCAGTTCCGCAATTTGCTTCGCTCCAATGGAGCACAGTACGCTCGTCGCCTTGCTCGTAAGGCTTTACGTTATCGTGGTTATGATGTTGTTTAGGAGATTTTTTGTATGAGTGATTTGAATCAAGTTATTATTAGTGGTCGCTTGACTAGGGATGCTTCTTTGAAGACTCTTTCTTCTGGATCTAGTGTTGCAGAACTTTCTGTCGCATCTAATCGAATCTGGAATGATCGTAATGGTGAAAAGAAGGAAGAGACTGTTTTTGTAGACGTTGATCTATGGGGTAAGCAGGCAGAGTATTTTGGTAACAATCTAAAGAAGGGAGATTATGTTATGGTGACTGGTCGCCTTCGTCGTGAGAGTTGGGAAACTGATGGTCAGAAACGATCAAAGCTTTCTCTTCGTGCAGACAAGATTGACCTTCCTCCAAAGGTTGTAAATACTACTCCTGCAAAGGAACCAGAAGTGAACTTCGATGAACCTGTAGGTTCCACTCCATTTTAGTTGATTTCTTTTTTATAGAAACCCATCAGTGATGCCGTTCGCTGGTGGGTTTTTTTAGGTATTATTATGGATAAAGTTATAAATAAAAAGGTTGTCCTAAATACCCTAGATTTGTTTCAAAATCAATTTGGTTGGACAACTGACGAAGACCAAAAATCTATTTTTCTAGATGAGTTTCTTTTCCTAAAAGACTTTGAAGATAATGAATTTGCTGTAAGAGCAGAAATAAAAGACGAACTTTGGAAAAGAGGTGGTAAAATTAGATATAGCACCATCATTACTTCTGCTCATGATGACTATATTAACTATGACATAAACACTGAAGTTGATTACTTCGTTTTTCTAAATAAGAAATGTGACCAAGCATTTATTTGTAAGAGAGAAGATTTAGTACAAAAGGATAATCTTATCTTCCGCAATCAGGAAAGTGAAGGTAAGACTTATTATAATAAACCTTGTTACGAAATACACATGTCGATGTGTGAACTTTATGAAAAGAGAGAGGATGGATGGTATGAAAAAGATTAATGTTATGGCAGCAGTGAATCCTTTAGGTTACGGTGTTGCCGGATTGAATATCTTAAAGGAACTAGATAAGATTGCTGATGTAGCATTGTTTCCTATTGGTCAACCACAACCAACTACGCAGGAAGATGCAGATCTTGTAGGTAAACTTCATAATAAGCAAAGTGATTTTGATCCTACTGCTCCATGTGTCAAGATTTGGCATGAGCATAGTCTTGCTGAAAGAATTGGTAGAGGAAAGTATTATGGATTCCCAATTTTTGAACTCAATAAGTTTGATGTGCGTAGATTGAAGAATCTAGAATGCTGCGATGAAATTCTTGTGTGTAGCAACTGGGCAAGAGATGTGGTTTTAGAGCAAACTGGAAGACCAGAGAATGAAGTTCATACAGTTCCACTTGGGGTAGACAGAGCTATTTTCAGTGAAGATAAAAATAATGTTTCTGATAATCAGTTTGTATTTTTTAATTGCGGAAAATGGGAAGTTCGCAAAGGTCATGATGTTTTGCTTAGAGCATTTAAAATGGCTTTCCCAGATGACATCCGAGATGTAAAACTTTTTATGATGTGCGAAAATCCTTTTCCTCAAGCACAGCAGCAATCTGAACAGTTCAAGAACATGTATGCGTCTGACATTAGGGTTAAACTGATCCCAAGAGTAAATACTTCTGAAGAGGTAGCACAGATTATGGGGCAGGTTGATTGTGGTGTATTTCCGGCGAGAGGTGAAGGTTGGAATTTAGAACTACTTGAAATGATGAGTATGGGTAAGCCAGTTATTGCTACAAATTATTCTGGTCATACACAATTTTGTAATTCTGAAAACTGTGCCTTAGTTAATGTTGAAAATACAGAGGCAGCATTTGATGGTGTTTGGTTTGATGGTAAGGTTGGCGAATGGGCAAGTTTAGGTCAAGACCAAGTTAAACAACTTGCAAAACATATGAGAAATGTTTATGAGATGTGGAAAGCCAATGGAAAAGTTGTAAATCCAGCAGGTATTGAAACTGGTAAAAAGTTTACTTGGGCACATTCGGCAGAAAAACTATTGGGTGTTGTATGAGTTGGCAAGAGGTAAGACCTTTGAGAGCGAGACGTTGGGATAATACTTATCTTGTAGATGCAGTTTATTGGTCTAGAAGAAGTCACGATCCTGAAACTCAGTGTGGGTGTGTTATCGTAAACCCTATGGATAACACTCCTATTTCTCATGGGTATAATGGATTTGTTAGAGGTATTGATGATGGTAAACTTCCCAATACTAGACCTGATAAGTATCCATTTATGATTCATGCTGAAGCGAATGCTATTTATAATGCTGTTCGTCAAGGTAAATCTACACAAGGCATGAGGGTCTACGTTACTGGTAGACCTTGTGCCTCTTGTTATCAGATGATGCATCAGTGCGGTATTGATGAAATAGTTTATACTAATGTTTCTAAACCAAAAATGATTGACAACTGTGAAGCGTTTGATACAATAAGAGAGGCTTTGGATTTTGGTGGTCCAGAGCTTGTGTTTGTTGATAAGTCACATTTAGACATTTCTTTTCTGAACGAGTGTATAAGGGAGATTAATAAATGAGTGGATTAGATGATCATAATGCGAGAATGCAAATGTTGGAAAAAGATACTGTATTACGAGCTTTTGTTGAGGATGATATTATTTACATAAACGAAGAAGAGAAGCCAGAACCCACATTGTCTTTATTTATTGATAATGTTGTTCAGTGGCATCATGATAGGAATCTTATTGATGGAAGTACTGATAAAGATCAGACTTTGAAACTACTGCAAGAACTTGGCGAGTTATCTGATAGCGTTTGTAAGGGTAAAGATATTAAGGATGACATTGGTGACATGCTAGTGGTAATGCTCAACATAACTACTCGCAATGGAATTACCTTGTCTGAATGTCTAGCAAGGGCATGGGATGACATCAAAGACCGTAAGGGTAAAATGGTTGATGGTATTTTTGTGAAAGAAGAAGATCTATGATTTTTGAACTTGGAGAACAGTATAGAATTTACCCTCCCGATTATTTTTTGTGGACATATCATGGAACCGATGAGGGAGAACATTTGTTTAGCAGGGCAGAGGGAAAAATAACTTGGCTAATCCCTCCTCACTTACTCAGAAATTATAAGTTTGTAAAAAATGAAAATACAAAACGAGACGAAGCTTGACTTTGATGATGTTCTACTTGTGCCTCAAAGATCAAGAACGGCGAGTAGAAAACAAGTAGATATTCAAAAGAAGTATCTATTCTATCATTCTCATCGTGAATGGAATGGTGTTCCTATCATGGCGGCGAACATGGATACTACTGGAACTTTCGCTATGGCAGAAGCAATGGCGAGAATCGGACACATCTGTTGTCTGCATAAACATTATGATGTTAGAGATCTTGTTGGATTTTATGATCAACATAATCTCGCTGCTCTACAATACATTTGGTATTCTATGGGCATGAAGCCTACTGAGTTTATCAAACTAAAACAGTTTCATACTGACAGTGGTCTTCAACCAAACATTTGTATTGATGTAGCAAATGGTTATAGCGAAGGATTTGTAGACTTCTGTAGAATGGTCAGGAAGGACTTTAGAAAGTCTATTATTATGGCAGGTAATGTTGCTACTCCAGAAATGGTTCAAGAACTTATTCTTCATGGTGGAGTTGACATTGTAAAGGTTGGAATTGGTCCCGGTTCTGCCTGTACAACTCGACTTAAAACTGGTGTTGGTTATCCACAGCTTTCTGCTATTGATGAATGTGTTCATGCTGCACATGGATTGAAGTCAGAAGACAAGAGGCATGGTCTTGTATGTGGTGATGGTGGATGTCGATTACCTGCTGACATAGTAAAAGGTTTCGCCGCTGGTGCTGACTTTATGATGCTTGGTGGTATGCTTGCTGGAACAGATGAATGTGATGGCGAGTGGGAATACAGTCAAGAAACAAAGGAAAAGAAAAACCTTGTCTTCTATGGTATGTCATCTAAAAAAGCACAAGAGAAGCATGGGACTGGATTGAAGGATTACAGAAGTAGTGAAGGAAGAGTCATGAAAGTACCTTATAAGGGTGCAGTTGCTGATGTTCTTAGAGACATTGATGGTGGCATTAGAAGTGGTTGCACTTATACTGGTGCTACAACACTAAAAGATTTACCTAAAACTGCTATGTTTGTAAGAGTAAATAGAACGCATCATGACAGGAGTGTTTAAAGATGCATTTAGACTACATCAATTGTAAGTTTCTTCATAGATACAATAATGCCAGAGAGCTAGTTGATGCAGAACTTGGAGAAGGTTATTTTAGTGAGCATCTAGAAGTTATTGATCATGCATGGATGTCATTTAGTGGTGAATTAGTTGCTTGGGCATCTGTTGTAGTTGATGGTTATGTGGGTATACTTAAATGTGTTGTTGTTCATCCACAGTATAGAGGAGAAGGTATTGCTAAAGAACTGACAAAAATTAGATTGGCATACCTAAAAGATCAGGGTTGTAAGTTTGTTAAATCATATGCTTGGGTTAGACCAGATGGTAGTTGCCCAAGTTGTGGTATTTTAGAAAAGAATGGTTTTGAAGTAATAGATGAACTAAACGGATACTATAGTCGTTTTAAACATAGTTGTCCTCATTGTGATAAAGATTGTCAATGTATTGCTAGAGTTTACCAGAAGGAGTTATAATGAAACAAGAGATGCCTGCTAGAAGAAAAACTATTTTGATGGATATTGATGGAACTATTTTTCATCATAAAGATAATCTATATCACATGGCAAAGGATGTGCCTATTCTACTTGATGGAACTATTGAAAAACTCCTTGAGTGGAGAATGAAGGAATATCACATTGTACTTACAACGGCAAGACCAGAAGGTTGTCGTGCCGCAACAATAGACCAACTTCGTAATGCTGGTGTTTTTTATGACCAATTAGTTATGGGACTTCCAGCAGGTCCAAGGGTTCTTATTAATGATATTAAACCAGATGGAACTCTAACTGCTGAAGGTATTAATTTAGAAAGAAATGTAGGCATTTATGAGGTGGATGTATGAAAAATAGTGTAGAACTATTGGGCTACTATGGTAGCGATGAGGTTATTGCATGTTCTGCTTGGACATCTACATCTAGGGACTTGACAGATGAAAAACGTAAAAGAGTTGGGGCACTCATTGACATGCTCTGGTCCAACGGCCATGAAACCCCTTTTGAAAAGGGCGTTGTTCATTTCTTGGTTGATACTGATATCGCTTCTCATATACATCTTCTCAAGCATCGTGTATCAAGCCTTAATGCCGAATCCGCTCGTTATAAAGAGTTAAAAGAAGATAAGTATTATATTCCAGAAGATTGGTCTGATGAGTGGGCAAGGAAACTTTCTCTTTATACTCAAGAAGGTAATCAACTGTATCATGAATGTATTGCAGACCTTGAACCAGTATTAGGTAGAAAACGAGCAAAAGAGTCAGCACGATTCTTCAAAACTTATAATAGTCAAATCCAAGCAGATATTATGTTAAACATGAGAAGTTTTGCAAACTTTATCAAACTTCGTAACTCTGAACATGCACAGGTAGAGATTAGAGAGATCGCCCAGCAAATGTGGGATTTAGTCGCTACTATTGATGGTGAGCCTTTCAAGCACACATTAGATACTATTTGGAAACGAATAAGTGGTGTATAATAGATAGTATTTCTACTACATTTATTAGGAGTTCTACTAATGAAACAAGAAGATTTATTTAATAGCTTATCAGAACATTTTGAGTCCAAGGCAGCAGATTTAGGTGATACTGAAGAATTGACAGAGGCAAACTTTGTTATTCCTGAAGAGTCAGATTATGTTGATTTTGGAGAAGAAACAGAAGAGGTCGATGTTGCTGGCCTTTGGGAAAATATTCGTAAAAAGAAGGAAAGAGAAGGTAAAAACTATCGTCCTGCTAAACCGGGAGATAAAGATAGACCCTCTCAAGAGGCTTTAAAAAGGGCACAGGGAGCATTTAAGTATAGAGATCCTGTGACCGGAGAGCTATTCTACTTTGAAAGGATGGGCAACTACAAGAAGAATGGTAGAATGTTGTCTTTTGTTTCTAAAGCAGATTTGGATGAGCCAGATCCAATCTATGAAGAGAAAGATCCTAAAAAGAAAGATACTTCTTTTGTAGGCAAACATCAGGTAACTGCTCCTCCAACTATGACTTGGCAAGGTGCTACAGCAGAAGAACTTTCTAAAGATGTATTTGATAATCCCGGTGAAGCTATGGAAAGAGCAAAAGAACTTGGATTAGATGATGTTCATTCTCATAAAAGTGAAGATGGTAAAAATGTCTTCATGCCCGGTAAAGATCATGCAGAGTACATGAAAGCAATTAAGGGTAAGGCAGATTATGCAGAGGCAGATAAACCGGGACCAAAAGACCCTAGAAGAACTCCTGCTCCTAAAAAAGATCAAAAGAAAGGATCTAAAAAGAACAAACCTGATAGTGCTAAAGATAAGTCAGGTAAGATTACTTTTAGCAAAGAAACTACTGCAAAATTGTCAAAGAAAGTAGCAGAGCATAATGCAAAAGGTAAGGGTTCAAAAGCAACTTTAGGTATGCTTAAAGCTGTTTATCGTCGTGGTGCAGGAGCTTATTCATCAAGTCATGCTCCTAAAATGTCTAGAGACGGATGGGCTATGGCTAGAGTAAATGCATTTCTTACTCTATTGAGAACTGGAAGACCATCTAACTCTGCCTATACTACAGATAATGATCTTTTGCCAAAGGGTCATCCAAGAGCTAAAGCATCTACATTTGCTGCTGAATACAAAGGTAGAAAAGTTACTCTCAATAAACCTTTCAGAACTCCCGGTGGACCTAAAAAGTTTGCTGTTTATACTAAAAATGAGAGTGGTAATGTAGTTATTGTTCGATTTGGTGATCCTAACATGAAGATCAAAAAGAATATTCCTGAACGCAGAAAAAGCTTTAGAGCAAGACATAATTGTGACAATCCCGGTCCAAAATGGAAAGCACGTTATTGGTCTTGTAGAGCTTGGTAGGAGATTATTATGGACAGAAGAAACTTTTTATTGACTACTGGTGCCATGGGTGGCATGTTGACACAAGGGAATGTTTCGTTTGCACAAGATACAAAAGATAAAGATAAAAATGCAGTTATTTATGTTTTTCTTGGTGGTGGTGCAACTCATATTGAAACTTTTAATCCAATCCCTTTGGCTCCATCTAATTATCGGTCTGTTACTGGTGCTGTTCGTAGTAACATTGCTGGTATGGAGTTCGGTGGTTTATTTAAGGATCTTGCAAAAAGGGGAGACAAAGTATCGCTCTTTCGTGCCTTCCATCATAGGGATGCTAATCACGCAAGTGCTACGCATTGGGTCATGACCGGAGAACCAAACTTTGGTGCTGGAACTACGCAAAAATGGCCCAGTTATGGAAGTGTTATCTCTGGTGCTCATGGTACAAATGCTCCTAATGGTTTACCAACTTACATTAAAGTAAACAGTATTCAACATGATGATGCTGCTTGGATGGGTGGTAGATACACTGGATATGATGCTACTAGAGAAGGCAGAAAAGACCTACAACTTGGAGTACCCGATAAAAGGTTTGCTGCTCGTATTGCTATGCTAAATAAAGTCGAATCTAATTTTCATAACAATGATTTGCTCGCTAAATCATGGAAAGAGTTAAGAGGTCAAGCAGTAGAAGTAATCTTGGGTGAAGCATCTAAAGCTTTCAAGGTAGAGCAGGATGCTGAATACGAAGATTATAAAGAGACAAGTTTTGGCAAAGATCTATTAACTGCTGTGAGATTGATAGAAACTGGATCAAAGTTTATTACTATCAATTATGGTGGCTGGGACATGCATCAGAACATTGAGGCTAGTCTAAATAATAGACAAGTCCAACTTGATGCTTATCTTGCTAAACTTATTGATACGTTAGAGAAACGTGGACTATATGAAAGGGTTATGCTGGTTGTTACATCAGAGTTTGGTAGAACTCCTAAAGTCAATGCTAATGGTGGTCGTGACCACTGGGCAAGACTTGCTCCGCTCATGATTAGTTGTGGTAGTTATGATATGGGTAGAGTTGTTGGGACTTCTGATAAGAATGCTGAAGCACCAGATGATGGTTTGTGTGAACCAGAAGACTTGAAATGGACTATCTTTGATCATCTTGGTATTGATAAAAAAATGTCATGGTCGTCAATAGAAGGTCGTCCAATGTATATAGTAAAAGAGGAGGCAAAGAACATCTTGACAGACATAGGATAAGCCGTATAATGTCAAAAAAACAGCAATAGGAACTACTTTAGGGGGTATAATTGTATATCCCCTTTTTTATTAGGAGTATATATGTTCAACTTTTTTAGAAAAAAAGAAAAACTTGAAGAGAATAAAGTAGAAGTTCCAAAGTCAGTAAATTTTAGACAAGAGAAGGCGTTAATGGATGACCCTTCGTTTTCTTTATTACTACAACTTAATCAAGAGACGGGAGAATATGTTTTTGCGATAGATGCTAATGATAAAAGTATAGAAAGTGCAGAAATGGCAGCGACCTTGCTATGCAATCTTGTGCATGGTGAGCTTAATACAGTACTCATTGATGCTATTCAAAACTTCCCAGATCCAGACAAGATAGCAGAAACAACATTTGTAGCAGCAACTCTTGAATTCTGGAAGGGATACGAAGAACAAATACTTGAGTCATTACAACAGCAAGTTAGAGTTCTAGAAAAAGAAAAGAAACGTAAAATAGACCCCACCAAAATATTTAATATAAGAGGTGAAAAAAATGAGTGATGACATGAAATACTCTGATGATTATGATATTGGATGGGAAAAGTGGGTTGATGCTTATGATCAGACATTAGAAGAAGATGATATATTGGATTCAGATGATTTTGATGATGAAGAGCTTGACCCGGAAGATTTAGAAGCACTCGGACTCAACGAAGGTTTTGGTCAGATGCAACCTATGATTAGGTCCATTATGACTCCATTTGGAATACTACCTCTTACAGAACAGTCTCTTGCCAGTAGGCATTTTAAGTTCTGGGTTGGACACACTAACTTTATGTTGGGAGATGGAAATAAAACTGGAACTGAAGAGTTTGAGAAACTTATCGGTAGTGTTCTAGGTGTAGAGACAGTTGATGTATTGACATCTTATAGATTTAGAATCGCTATTGGTAAGATGTTTAAGGATAGAGATGTAATGGATAATGTTAAGAAGCGATTAGTTGCCTTTGTCAAGGGTAATGAGAATGACGAACAAGAATCAGGATCTGAATGATATTTTTGATAATAACCTTTCTGTTAGTACTAGAGAAATCTATTTGTGTGGTAACGATGGAGAGGTTGACGAAAAACTTACAATGGGGTTCTTGAAGAACTTACGCATTTTAGAGAATAAGTCTAAAGACCCCATTATTATTCACCAGTATAGCATTGGTGGAGACTGGAATGCTGGTATGGCTATGTATGATGCTATTCGTAATAGTCCATGTCAATTTGTTTATGTATGCTATGGTATTGCTGCTTCTATGGGAAGTATTATTCCACAAGCAGTATTAGGTAAAGGTTTGAGGGTAACATCAGAGAACTGTGAATGGTTGATACATGATGGAAGCAGTAATGTTTCTGGAACTCACAAGCAGGTTATTTCTGGTATTAATCATAGTAAAATAGCACTTAAAACAATGTATGATATTTATACAGATGCTTGTAATGATGGTGAGTTCTTTAGCGATAAAAATAAATCTCAAGTAAAGAAACACATCCAATACCAACTAAACACCAAAGAAGATTGGATATTTAATGGAAGAGATGCTGTATGGTATGGATTTGCGGATGGAGTTCTAGGTGATGAAGGATACCAAGATGTACTACGAATATTGTAACTATAATACCCAAGATGTATTGAATACTAAAGATGAAATGAAAAAAGTATTCAAGATGCTTGACATGGGTTTGAATGGATTTTGCACAGACATTTTCCAAATGAGAGAGATTGCAAAGTTTTTGCCAGAAGGATTTGTTCTTTCTGGACCTGTAGATTATCCTCTTGGAAAGTCTGATAGAAAGGTTCGTCAGCACGAAGCACTAACATTGCTTAAATCTGGTGCTAATGCCCTTGATTTAGTATGTCACAGGCATTATCTGCTAAATAGTGATTGGATACCACTTAAAGTTGACGTAGAATGTATGGCAGAAATCTGTAAAGATTACAATGCTACATTAAGGATTATGATCAACTGGCAAGATGACAAGAGTGGTGAGATTATTGTTCAGATAGCAAAGTTATTACAAGAGTATGGTGCTGACATTTTTATCCCCTCTCTTGGCTATTATAATGATGACTTTATAGATAATCTAGTTATCTCTCATGTTACTCAAGAAGATGCTAAAGTTCCTACTATTTGTAATGGATATTTACATTTAGAAAAACATTTAGATGCTCTTGGTAAGGCAGAGGTATTTGGTATGAGATTATATCCATCTAACTATAAGATGGTGTATAAATAGATTAGGATTAGGATTTACATTGTTGGATTTTTTTTGGAACTTTTGTCCAAATGCTAACTTATGAGGTGATATTATGGCATTTTGGAACATTGTAGGAGGTTTTGAAAATACCTCCTTTGATAGTAATGGTTTTGCTACTGGTACAGATGTTGACCAAGGCTCAATCCGTTATGCTGGTAACATTGCAGAAACTACAAAGTTTACAAATGTTGCTTTGGGTGAAGGAAATCCTGTAATCACTATCGTTTCTGGTGTGGATTACATTGACCCAGCTAATGGATTATCTTCTAGATTCAACGGTGGTACACAAGTTATTGTGAGAGTAACAGATGAAATTGCTGCTCTTTCTAACACTGTACTCCTTGGTGGTGATTCTAACAGTGCAGAAGATCCTGCTATCAATCAAGCCGCTGTTATTGAAACTAAACTCTATAAAACAGCGTTTAGAAACAATCAGTGGAATGCTGTTAGTGGTGTCTTCGATCCTGCTGTTACAGTTGCACAATCTGGTGGTTGGAATCTTAGTGCAGGTGTTGATAACTCTACAACACTCGTTGCTTCTGGTACAGATAATGCTGCCAATCCAACTCAAGATGCTCCCGGTGAGCTTGTTTACCATTACGGATCAGGTGCAGAGCCTACCCAAGATGAATACAAGCCACGTTATCTCTGGTAAACTTAATTTCCTAAGCGGAGGTGCATTTGATGCTAGAATCATGGGAAATGATACGACATGTAGCCGAAGTTTTAGGGATGATATTTTTGCCGATTTTGGGATGGATGTTATTTACTTTGAACAATCACTCTAAAAAGATTATTCTTTTGGAGGAGCGTGTGAACGAGACTATTACAACCAGATTGAGCAACCTTGAAGAAAGAATGGATGATGTCAATAATAAAGTTGATGAGAATCATAAGCTCATTAATGACATCGCCACGAATGTCAACAGTTGCAAAATGGTATTACATGACAGAGATCAAAAGCTTGATTCTATCTTAGAACAAGTTAAGAAAATGTCAGAAAAATAGCATAGTTTTGTGTAGAATACCGTGGACTCGGTGGTATAATTTATCATTGGGTTCACGGTTTTTTTATGGAGTTATCTTATGGATCAAATTGAAAGAGATGAAATCGCTCGTCAAGCAGAGATGGAAAATCAAATAGAAACTGCTAAGATTTATGCAAAGAAAAAATGCAAGGACTGTAATGGAAGAGGATACTATTTATTAGATATGATTGATAAGCAAAGACCAACTGATAAGTATCTGCAATTCTGTAGTTGTGTCTATAAAAAAATGAAAAAATACTCGTAAAAAATTTGAAGTGTAATTTCTGGGTGTATAATTATTTACTGGAGCATAAAGACGCTATTTATGAGCTAAAGCGACACTTTCCAGTAAATACTCGATGTTAGTTTAGAACATACAATTTAACCTTGTTGTATATTTTAAAGTAAAGTAATTGACATATGTTCAACACTAACAACATACCCTGTGTCGCTTATGAAAATTACACCCGTTGAAGTTTTATCTTTGACGGGTTTTTTTATCTACTATGAGGAAACAGAATGAATATAAGAGTTAAGAAGCGTAATGGAAGATTAGAAGAGTTTAATGTTGAAAAAATCCATCAGGTTGTGGATTGGGCATGTAAGGGAGTAAATGGAGTTAGTTTATCTGACATTGAACTGAACGCTGAACTCGCCCTACATGACAAGATCCCGTCTACAGAGATTCATGATATCCTTATCGACTCTGCAAATGATTTGATCTCTGAAGAGGAACCTAACTATCAGTTCGTTGCGGCGAAACTTCTTAACTTTAAACTTCGTAAAGATGTATGGGGCGGTTATAATCCTCCTCGTTTGTTTGATCACATTAAAGATTTAGTAAAGTTAGACTTGTATGATCCATCTGTAAAGTCAGCTTATACTAAAGAAGAGATTAATAAGCTTGGCGAATACATTAAACATGATAGAGATTATTTATTTACTTATTCTGGTTTGCAGCAGATGGTTGATAAGTATCTCTTGAAGAATAGGAATACTGGAGTACTTTATGAGAGTCCTCAATTCGCTTATATGCTAATCGCTATGGTCTTGTTTATGGATTATGGTGATGACAGGATTAGAAGAGTAAAAGAGGCTTATGATTACTTCTCTACATTTAAAATCAACTTGCCAACTCCAGTTATGGCAGGAGTTAGAACTAAGATTCGTCAGTTTGCATCTTGCGTTCTTGTTGATGTAGGAGATAGTTTAGACAGTATCACTTCTTCTGTTGCTAGTGTTGCTAAGTATACTGCTCGTCGTGCTGGTATTGGTTTGAACTTTGGTAGGATTAGACCTCTCAACTCCCCTATTCGAGGGGGTGAGGTTATTCACACTGGAGTGATTCCATACTTAAAACTGTTTGAGTCGGCAGTAAAGGCTACAAGTCAGAATGGTATTCGTGGTGGTAGTGCTACTGTGAATATCCCCTTTTGGCACTATGAAATCGAAGATGTAATGGTGTTGAAAAATAATGGTGGGACTGATGATAACAGGGTTAGGAAGCTTGATTATTGCATTCAGTTTTCCAAGGTATTTTATGAACGATTGATTAAGGATGAAGAGATTACTTTGCTGTCTCCGGCAGAATGTGAAGGTTTGTATGATGCTTTCGGTCATGAAGAGTTTGATGATTTATATTTGGAATACGAGTCTCGTAGCAATCTACAGTTTAGTAAGAAAATCAAAGCGAGGAAGCTCGCAGAACTGTTCGCTAGAGAAAGATTAGAGACTGGTCGTATCTATGCGATGAATGTAGACCATTGCAATCAAAATGGTAGCTGGGATGTAGATGTAAAGATGACAAATCTTTGTGTAGAGATTACGCATCCAACTAAGCCATTAAATCACATTGATGACCCAGAAGCAGAGATTGGTATTTGTATCTTATCTGCTATTAACTTGATTGAGATTAATAATGATGATGAGTTGCAAAAGGCTTGTGAGATTACTATTAGATTGCTCAATGCACTGATTGATTATCAGGATTATCCTATTAAGGCAGGAGAAACTTTTACTCTCAATCGTCGATCATTAGGAGTTGGTATTACTAATCTTGCAGGATTCTTGGCGAAGAATAAACTGTCTTACTATGCTCCAGAAAGTTTAGAAGTTGTTGATGAATGGATGGAGAAGATACAGTATTATTTACTTGATGCTTCTTGTAAGATGGCAGAAGAAAGTGGTGCTTGTCCAAAGTTTGATGAGACAAAATATGCCAAAGGATTATGTCCTTATGATTGGGCAAACGATAATGCAAAAAAGATTGTAAAAAGAAAACCCTCTATGGATTGGAAGGGTTTAAAGAAAAGAATCAAGGAGCATGGGTTGAAAAACTCTACTGTTAGTGCTATAATGCCTTGTGAATCATCAAGTGTCATTCAGAATAGTACTAATGGAGTTGAACCAGTTAGAAGATTATTGACATACAAAAAAGCAAAGAATGGAATGTTAAAGCAGTTAGTTCCTTCTTTCCATAAAAATAGAAAATACTACGATCTGGCATTTGATTTCCAGACCAATAAACCTTTGATGGACATGATTGCAACTTTACAGAAATGGTTAGACATGTCTATTTCAACTAATAGTTATTATAACTATGCTCATCATGAGGGTGGTAGTATTCCATTGAGTGTTATTATTAAAGATTTAGTTTATGCTTACAAGGTGGGAGTAAAAACTTTGTATTACGCAAATAGTCCAGATGGTGATGTTGATGCTACTAGTGGTTGTGATGGTGGAGGTTGCTCGGTATGATGACTGTATTAAATAAAAAAAACGTAGATACTACAACTCAACCTTTGTTTCTAGGTGAGCCTTTAGGTTTGCAAAGATATGATAGGTTTAAATATCCAATTTTCTGGGATCTATACAATAAACAAGTAGAATTCTTTTGGCGACCAGAAGAGATTGAGCTTAAAAAAGATAGAGCAGATTTCCAAACACTAACAGATAATGAGAAGTTTATTTTTACTTCTAACTTAAAGTATCAAACGATGCTTGACAGTGTTATCTGCCGTGGTGTTCCTACACTGCTTGAATACGTTAGTAATCCTGAACTGGAAGCATGTCTAAATGTATGGGGTTTCTTTGAGCAAATTCATAGCACATCATACAGTTACATCATTAAAAATGTATATGCAGACCCAAGTGCTGTATTTGATTCTACATTAGAAGATAAAGAGATCCTCAAGAGAGCCGAAAGTGCTATTGAAGATTACAATAAGCTAGGATATGGCACATATAAGGATGTAAAAGAGCAACTTTATATGACCTTGATTAGTATCAATATCCTAGAAGCGGTTCGCTTTTATGTTTCATTTATTTGTTCTTTCTCTTTTGCAAAGAATAAAAAGATGATTGGTAATGCGGACATCATTCGTCTAATCAAGAGGGATGAGGCAGTGCATCTTTACAACACTCAAACTATCTTGAACATCCTAAAAGAAGAAAAATCTGAAGGGTTCCAAGAAGTTATTAAGAAGTGTCACGATGATGTTATTGGTATGTTTGAGAGAGCAGCAAATGAGGAAAAGGAATGGGCATCTTACCTATTTAAGGATGGATCATTGATTGGTTTGAATGAAACTACTCTACATGGTTACATTGAGTGGTTAGTTGACTCTCGTCTTGACGCACTTGGATTTGACAAGATTTATAATGCAAAGAAGAATCCTATCAAGGGTTGGTCAGATGCATTTATGAATAGTGAAGCAGTCCAAGTTGCTCCTCAAGAGAGCGAGATTACATCTTATAAAATTGGTGCATCTAAAAATGATTTAGATGATTTAAGTTTTGATGATATGAGTCTGTGAGGTGAAGTATGTTCATGAGAGAAGTCCCAGAAGTTGGGCATGTAACTACCATAGAAAATGGAAAGGCACATTTTAATGCAGAGAAAACCTACAATCACATTAGGGTTTTTTATAAAAAGCAAAAAGTGCATTTGTTGTTTACTGACAAAGATTTAGAAAAAGCAATGTATAGAGTTCAAAAGAATCATGATGATATTGAACGTCAGATTCCTGCTGATAAAGAGGTTCCAACCTGTAATCTTTGGTGGGCTATTTATAGTGGCCTTGTTACTGTCGGTTTAGTCACAGCATTGGTGGCACGATTCTTGGGAGTTTAATATGAATCACCAACCCGCACTGGTTTTGAATACAGACGGGCTTCCATTAAGGGTTATTAGTTGGAAAAGGGCGATTTGTTTAGATATTCTAGGAAAAGAGATACCAGAGGAAGGTATTACAGTTATAAAGTACTATGATGATTATGTGCAATCTGCTGGTGGCTTAACTATACAAGTCCCAGCAGTTGGTATGACTAATAGATATATAAATGTTAATAAAAAAATACCACTTACTAAACATAATCTTATGGTAAGAGATAAGGGTCGATGTCAGTATTGCTATGAGAAGTTACCTGAGAGTATCTCTACTATCGACCATGTTATCCCTAAGAGGATGTATAATAGGAAAGCGGACTGTCACATCTGGGAAAATGTAGTTATTGCTTGTAAATCTTGCAATATTAGGAAAGGTGGCAGAACTCCGAGTCAGGCAGGGATGCCTTTAATAAATAAACCATACGAACCAAACGCTTACAACTTCTGGGGTTTTAAGAAACTACCAGAATGGGAAGAGTTTTTAGGGTATAATTAATGAAGCGAAAAGACGTTTGTGATAACTGTCAAAGAAAAATAAGTAACAAAGATAAAGTTACTGTCATCATTCCAAATGTAGAGGCATCTACTAAAATAGCAGAAGAAGATACCATGCATTTGAAGTTATCTAAATACTCTTTGACTACTAGAGCAATGAAAGTCTATTGTTCTAAATGTTTAAATCCAAAGGATTATGTAGGAGACGAAGATGCCTAGATATACATTTGTATGTGAAGATTGTGGAGAGTATTCTGAGATGGTTTCCTCTATTTCAGAATATGATAAGTCACTTGCTGCGTATAAATGCCCACATTGTAAAAGTAAAAAAGTTGTGAGGTCTTACGAGGATGACAATACTTATTGTTCTGTAAAAGAAATTAAGACAATGATGCAGCTTGCTGAAGCTAATGAAAAGAAGTATGGTAAAGAGCTTACGGCTAAAATGAGAGAGGAGCATAAGACCAAACGTAAAGAGGGTATGAAACAACTACCTAAAGGTATGAGTAGAATTAATTCTGCCAGTGACATGACAGATAACTATACAAAAGCAGATTGGAAAAAGAAAGGGAAAGCCAAATGAGTGAGCATGTAATTAGGCAAGACAAACATGTCATGCCAAAACCAGAAGATGTGGAAATAGTACATTCTGATACTATCTTTCTGTATACCATCAGTAGTAGAGAGGATTATAAGGATCAGGAAGGAAACTTTAGAATAGCACCTATGGATTTGCAAAAAGCAAAAGAACATCCATACGTTCATGCTATTAAAACTGCTAATAGATTTATGGTAAAGGTTGGGCAGAATGGTAGATTGTTTAATCCTTATGGACTTTATAGTGAGGGTATGGAAACTAAACAAAGAGTTGGTAGACCTACTTGGAAATTTATTACTACTAACGAAAGCAATTTTAGGAACTATGTAAAGTTCTTAACAACTAAGAACGAAGTATTCTTAAAGAATGCGGAAAGGGAGATTATCTAATGGCGAAGTTTGCAAATACAAAAGGACTGAGTAAGCAAGAGAAGTTTATTATTCAGGGTATGGTTGCTGAAAGTAACTCTGTAGAAGATATTGCAAAGTATCTCGATAGAGAACCAGAATTGGTACAAGGCTTTATGGAAGATCTCAAACCTGAAGAGGAGTCTGTAGAGACACAGGAGGCACCAGTACAAGAAGCCCCAAAAACTACACATGTTATTAATAAAACTGCAAAGGGGAATAAGGGTATTGTTGCTATGACTCCTGTTATGTCAGAAAGATCTGATGCTAACAGAAAAGGCAGGGGCATTCACACCGCTAAAAATGCAGGTTATACGCATAAAATCCATGAGTAAAAAATACGAAAGCAAATACCAGTCAAGACATAATCCGGGCAAAAAAGTTACGCTTGGACAATGGATGGCTGAGTTGATGTGCGAGAGAAAAGCACAGGCAGATGAGAATAAGGAACTGCCACGCAGATTCTGGATCGAAAAGCATAAAGATAAAGAGTCTTATAAAAAGTGGCAACCTTATCTCAAACGCCAAGTGTATACTGCTTATAGACTTATTGATCAATACGGCGATGATAAAGTATTGCAGTTTGTAAGAAACAATAGAAACATTTATTCTTTAACTCCCAAGTGGGTAAAAGATAAGTTGGACCAGTATCAGATTCCTAAAGTTATTAAACCTGATACAGATGATACTCCTGTTAAGTACAAAGAGAATCCTACTTGGAGTACTGACAGAGTTAAGAAGAAAAGCTTATATGACAAATTTGATTAGGAGATTGTATGACAGTGGCAGAGAATCCGTTATATAAAGATTTAGTAAAACAGTTTGGCGATGCATTGCATGATGCTGCATTTATTACAGAGAAACCAAAGCAGATTATTTCTGTGTCACCAAAGATTGACCTTGCTCTTGGTGGTGGTGTTCCTGAAGGTTCATTATTCATTATGACTGGGCCTGAAAAGATTGGTAAGACCGTTACAGCATTGTCTTTTTGTGCTAATGCACAGGCACAGGAAAGATTTGTTTATTACGGCAACATTGAAGGTCGATTGAAAAAGAGAGATCTAGAAGGTATTCGAGAGCTACAACTTGGACCTGAAGAGTTCCAGATGGTTGGTAGCTCTGAAGGACATATCCTGTCTGGAGAAGACTATCTTGGGATCTTTGATAAGGTAGTTCATGGTCATCCTAAAGCAGTTGCAGTCGTAGATTCTTTCTCTGCACTTGCCGCTGAAGCAGAACTTGCTGGTGAACTTAAAGATATTCAAGTTATGAGTATTCAAAAGACACAGGCAAAATGGTGTCGTCGTATTGGCAATGTTCTACCAATCAATAATGTTACCGTTGTTGGTATTACTCACATGATGGCGAATGTATCATCTTTTGGAAGTAGAAAAACTAAAACTGAAAAGAGTGGCACATCTTTAAAGTATCAAGTAGATGTAAAACTTGAAGCGAGCCATTCAGAACCAGTAATGCAAGGTGATACTCAAATCGGTCAGAAGATTAACTGGAAAGTTGTGACTTCTGCTATTGGTCCTCCGGGTCAGAAAGTTCAGAGTATAATTAAATACGGAAGAGGGGTTTGGCGAGAGTTTGAAATCGCAGAACTAGCATGTGATTTTGGTATTGCTTCAAAGAAAGGTGCTTGGATTACTGTGTCTGATACAGAGAAGTTCCAAGGAATGCCTAACTTTGCACAGTATCTAGAAGAAAACCCTGAGCGATGTATTGAATTAGAAAAAGAAATTTTTGACACTGTAGGCATGGAACGATGAAAGTAAGAGATTTAGATTTTAATGAATGTACTCTCAATCTAAGAAATAGAGTTGTTAAAGCAGGTGATACTAGACCTCGTTCTACTTATCATCTAAATGCTAGAGGTATTATAAAGCAACTGTTTCCTACTGTTCAGGTATTGGAAGAAGTGCCAGTAACTTTGAGAAGAGGTAAGAATATTTCGCTTGACTTTTTCATTAGTCAGTTTAGAATAGTTATTGAGGTGCATGGTCAACAACACTATAAATTTACTCCAATGTTTCATGCTTCTGCTCAAGATTTTATCAAGCAGAAGAAGAGAGATGCCGATCTAAAAGAATGGTGTGAGTTGAATAACTTTACTTACATTGAACTACGTTATGATGAGAAACCAGAAGAATGGATCAACAAAATAAACATGCGTTAGTAGATAAGATGGACAGGATTGATACTATTCTTGATGAATACGAGAGCAGTATTGGCCTGTCTGCCTATAATAGAGACTTCCCCAACTCTAATACTGCTTATGCATACATGAATATGTCTAGGGATCAGATTGAGAAGATGGATATTGAGGGCTGTGCTGAAGCGGCCTACATTCTTGGCAGTCTATCTTTTCATCTGCAAAGGTCAATCAACAGAGAAACCGCAAGGTTGAACTGGGCAAAATCAACTATAAAGGAGATTATTTGTAAGAAGTCAGCACAGTATAGTGGTGCTTGGGGCAATCAAGACATGCAAGCAACTTTGGATAATGATGCAAGTAGAAAACTGCATGAGATACAAAAGTATTGTCAACAAAGAATTGATAGATTAACATATTTAGCAACTTCAACTAAAAATATGTCCGATCTGTTCATTAACCTTCAACGAGCAAAGGTGGCTAACAATGGATAAATCAGATTTAAATGAACTAAAAAACATGCTGAGTGGACTAGAAGCTTCTATCATGGCAAAGGTAGATGAGAAACTAGATAAGATTACTACTAAGAGTGAACAAAAGACAGAGAAGAAACAAAAGTATCGTCGTAGAAAACAAAAAGAGAAAGAAGCTAATGGATTTGATGTTGGTGCATTAGACTTAACTGCTGCTGAGAGAAAAGAGTTGTCTCAAGCATCAAAGTCAGATCAGCAAAATAATGTACATGTTCAAAGAGATAGGTTGACAAGACGCAGACCTTCTGGTAGAATTGAAGTGAGATGCAGAAGTTGTGGTAAAACTGAAAAGGTTTCGCCAGCACTAATTGTTAAAGATGAAGATGGTTTTCGTTATAAGTGTAATAAATGTTCTTGTAGTCCGGGGTAGAAATGAACATTAAAGAGTATTATCAATATTATTTGACTTTACATCAAAATCCAACATGTAGGCTATTGCATTTTGTTGGTCAGCTTGCTACAATAGGATTTACGTTTTGTGTTTTATACTTTTGGCTGTGGTATTTGATTCCATTGATTCCATTTGTGGTTTATCCATTCGCATGGTCAGGTCACTATTTCTTTGAGAAGAATGAACCAGCAGCATTTAAGAATCCGTTGTACGCTAAGATTTCTGATTGGATGATGTTTCGAGACATCTTATTGTTTAAAGTCAAACTTTGGTAGAGGTAGGTTATGCCGTTTCAAGATGTAGCAGCAGAGAGAGCAATCCTTGCTGGTGTTTGTAGGTATGGTATTGATGCATATTATGATGTAGCAGATTTGGTTGAACCTAATAGTTTCTCGTTAGATTCTAATCAGATTATCTACTCATGTCTTCAACATATTTTTACAGTAGAAGAAAAGACCACTGTAGACTTAGCATCTATTCTTTCTGCTGCCAAAGCTATTGGTGTTTCTGAGTTTCTGTCTAGCAAGTCAGAGCAGCAACACTTAGCAAGTATCATCAAGTTTCCTGTAGATCAAACAAACTTAAGAAGTTTTGCACAGATCGTTGGTAAGCTAGAAGTTGCTAAGAAGATTTATGATCAGTTAGAGATTACAAGAGAAAAGTATTTACATCTAAAAGGTCATGAGCCACTATCTCACATCTTAGGTATTGCTGAAGAGTCTATCTTTGATTTTATGTCATTGCTAAACGGTGGCGATGAGAATCCTAAACAACTATTTGAAGACATTGATGAGTACTTAGATGAGCTTGCAGAAAACAAAGTCGAACAAGTGGGAGTCCCAACTGGTTTTGCACGCTATGATTTTGCTATTGGTGGTGGGCTTCGCCGTGGCACTGTTAATGTCATTGGTGCAAGGCCAAAGACTGGAAAAACACTCTTGGCTCAAAACATGGGAATGAATATCGCCAAGCAAGGCGTTCCTGTGTTGGACCTTGATACAGAAATGATGTTCAATGACTTCCGCAATCGTGCTATTGCTTCTGAGTCACAAGTCGCTATCAATGCTATTGAATCAGGTCAGTTTGATAGTGATGCAGTATGTAAGAATAGAGTTTATAATAAAACACAAGCAGTAAAAGGTGTCCCTTATTATCACATCAACATTGGTGGTAAACCATTTGAGGATCAGTTAGCAATCATGAGAAGATGGTTGGCTAGACATGTAGGTCTTAATCCTGATGGCACTGCAAAGCAATGCGTTATTATTTATGACTACTTGAAGTTAATGAATAGTGCAGACATTAAAGATGTTGCAGAGTTTCAAGCTCTTGGATTTATGATGACAGCACTTCACAATTTTGCCTTGAAATATTCTGTTCCTATACTATCATTTATTCAGTTGAATCGTGATGGTATTACAAAGGAGAGTACGGATGCAGCTTCGGGATCAGATAGAATCATTTGGCTATGCTCTAACTTTACTATCTATAAGGTTAAGTCAGATGAAGAAATCGCACAGGATGGCGAAGAGCATGGGAATCGTAAGTTGGTTCCGATTATCGCCCGTCATGGTCAGGGTCTAGAAGATAAAGATTACATTAACGTAAAAATGAAAGGGCACTTTGCCCACTTAGAAGAAGGTCTTACTGCTAAAGAACTAGAGGACGGTGGTAACTATGTCGATGACGATGAAGAATTCCAAGGTGACAAAGAAGATGTCCCATTCTAATGATTACAATGATCAAGCAAAACTAGAGCAACTATGTTGGGACGCAGTAGATTACATAGATAACATCTATGAGCATTTTGGTATTGACATCAAGTACAGAAATGATCAGTTAATTAAATCTTCTTGTCCAGTTCATGGTGGTGATAATCCAGTTGCTTGTAACTTTTATCCTGCTGGAGATCATGTAGTTCACTGGAAGTGCAGGACTCACAGTTGTGAAGACCACTTTGGTAAGACCATGATTGGTTTTATCAAGGGTTGCTTATCCAGAGCTAGATACGATTGGGAAAAGTCTGGCGATAGAGAGGCAACATTCAAAGAAACAGTTGATTTTCTGCTAGAGATTACTGGACAGAAGTTTGGTGAAATCAAACAGAAAAGTAATGCTGTATTAGAGATGAAACAGTTCAACACTATGGTTTGGACTATGTTTGGAGAGGAAGAAGATAAACCAGAAACTATCATCACTAGAGACTTCTATAGGTCCAAGACAGAAATCCCTGCACAATACTATTTAAATAGAGGATATTCTGCCGAGATCTTAGATAAGTATGATGTTGGTTTCTGTTCAACTAGGGGCAAGCAGATGTATAACCGCTGCATTGTCCCTATTTATTCTCACAATATGGATTACATCGTTGGATTCAGTGGTAGGAGTATTTTTGGACAATGTAAAAAATGTAAGTTTTATCACGATCCAGAGGAAAGGTGTAAGTTTTTTCCTAAATGGCGACACTCAAAAGGTTTCCAAAAAGAAAAATGGTTGTATAATTACTGGTATGCAAAAGAACATATCTCCAAAAACGGCGTTGCTGTAATTGTGGAGTCGCCGGGAAATGTTTGGAGATTAGAAGAAGCAGGCATTCATAACTCAGTTGCGATATTTGGAACAGCACTCAATCAATCTCAAAAGGATTTATTAGATGGTCTTGGTGCTATGTCTTTAATTATTCTCATGGACAATGATGAAGCAGGAGAAAATGCTGCTAATAAAATCATTGAAACATGTTCAAGTCAATACAGGATTTATAAGCCAGTTATCAATACAAATGACATTGGTGAAATGGATCTTAGTGACATTCGTAGTTTAATCTTACCTTATGTATTAGAAGCGAAGGATTATTATAAATGACAAAGATTATAGGATTCGCTGGAAAGAAACAGAGCGGTAAAAATACATGCTGTAACTTTTTACTTGCTTTAAAGTTCCATGAGCATGGAGTTTGTAAACATGCAAGCTTAAATGAGCAAGGGCAGATTATTGTTTCAGATCTTTTTGGAGAAACTGTATCTGGTGTTGATTGGATACCATTGACTGAAGACTATGTTGATATTTCTCAACTTCTAGCAAATTTTGGACCTTGTAAGATTTATGCTTTTGCAGATGTATTGAAAGAGTTTGCGATTGATGTGTTAGGACTTGAGCATAATCAAGTCTATGGAACTAATGAGGAAAAGAATTCTCCTACTCATTTACGATGGGAGAACATGCCCGGAATTGTAACAAAGAAAGTTTTCACACAAAAAAGTTATTTTGGTTATGAAGATGAAATAACTGGTATTACATACCATGAACCCGGACCAATGACTGGTAGAGAAGTTTTACAATACTTTGGTTCTGACATCTGTAGAAAGATGTATGAGAATGTATGGTTTGATGCTTGTATTCGTAGGATCAGAAAAGATAAGCCAGAGCTTGCACTTATTTCTGATGTAAGATTCTCTAATGAGATCAAGGGAGTACAGGATGAAGGTGGTGTTGTATTTGGACTACCAAGAGACCTATTTAATGATTCACATAAAAGCGAACAAGTAGATTTGCCCCTATGTGATTATGTATTACCAGAAGGAGATATTGATACCACAACTAAAGAGTTGTATAAAACTATTATAAAAAATAACATTCATCCCTTTAGATCAAAGGTGAGTTAATGGGTATTCCAATCGTTTATTTTAGAAGTAGTTCTTTTAACTGTCATAGATTCTGCCCACAACAATACTTGGTAGAATACTTTCTTGGATGGAGAGGTCCAAGTAATAAGAAGGCAGATAAGGGAACTATTGTTCATAAAGTACTAGAAGTAGCAGCACTTGCTAAAAAAGCAGCACAGGATGGACATAAAACCTTTGTTGATGATGTAGTAGGTGAAACTAAAACTGCTGATTATAGAGAAGCGTATCTAGAAGAGCTTATTGAAAAAGTTTATAACTACTATACAAAAGCATTTAGTCATCATGAATGGACTGATAAAGATTTAAAAGATTGTAAAAAGTGGACATGGAAGGCACTAGAGATCAACGGAGGTATGTTTGATCCTAGAAATATGAATGTTGTTGCTGCTGAACCTCACTTTGATTTTGAAATAAAAGAAGATTGGGCTAAGTATGAGCACGAACTTCCAGATGGAACTAAACTAGACGGTTATTTGTCCATGAAAGGCACCGTAGACCTCGTTACAGACCTCGGAGACGGTGTGTATGAGATTATTGACTGGAAGACTGGGAAGCGGTTAGATTGGGCCACAGGAGAGACTAAGGACCAAAGAAAACTTTGGAGAGATGCACAACTACGCATGTATCACCTTGCTATGGCTAATAGATTTCCTGAAGCTAAAACATTTTTAATTACTATTTACTTTATTAATGATGGTGGTCCTTTTACTGTCCATTTTCAAGATAAAGACTTGCCAAAGACAAAAGAGATGATACAAAAGAAGTTTGAGTTCATTAAGGCAACTCAACAGCCGACACTTATTAAAGAGACAGATCCATCTCAATCTTGGAAGTGTAGGAAGTTGTGTCATGCTGGAATGACAAGTTTTGAAGGGACACACATTGAACCTATTAAAAACGTAAGGTATAATAGAGATATGACAAAGTGTGAACAGATCAAATACATGATCAAGAAAAAGGGTGTTGAATGGGTTGTCCAAAACTACAATGCACCAGAGTTTAATTTCGCTTCTTATAAAGCACCGGGGAGTGTTGAATGAGTTATACGCCACTACATGTCCATTCTGAATATAGTTTGCTCGATGGACTTTCAAAGACTTCACAGATTGCATCTCGCATCAAAGAGATTGGTTCTACAGCTTGTGCCTTGACAGATCATGGCACAGTTAGTGGTGCTGTTGATTTTGTTAAAACAATGAAAAACAATGGACTCAAACCTATCTTAGGTTGCGAGTTTTATTTCTGCTTTGGCGAGTCAACTGATAAGAATCCTGACAACAGGAAACTTCTCCATCAAGTTATTCTAGCAAAGAATCTAGAAGGTTGGAAAGAGATTTTAAGATTAGTTGCTCTTTCAAATCACCCAGATAGATTTTATCATAAACCTAGAATTTCTATGCAAGATGTTGGTTTTGCTATTAGTGGTAAAAACTTAGTGACATTTAGTGGTCATCTTGGCTCTATCCTTCAATACAAAATGATGGATGAAAGCGAGGAAAGGCTTGATCCTGATTGGTTACAGAAAGGTTGTGAATGGGCAAACTATCTACAACAGCTTTATGGAGAAGGTAACTTCTTTATTGAGATTCAAATGATTGATAGTCAGAGAAACCCTCTAGCTAAAACTATTGCTAACTGTTTGCGTCAAGTATCTAAAGTTACTGGTATCCCATGTGTTGCTACTCCAGATGCACATTATGCTCGTAGAGAAGATGCGATTGATCAAAGAGTTCTTTTATGTACTTCATTGAAGAAAACTCTGGGTCAAATCCAAATGGACATCAAGCAAGGTAATAGTGTTGGATTACAATGTTTCTTTGAATCAGACAACTTTCATATTCCTTCTTTTGAAGAAATGAAACAATGGCATACAGCAGAGGAGATTGAGAATACTAATAAAATTGCAGACATGTGTGATGATTATAGTATTCTATCTGCTCCTAATCCTCCACAGTTTCCATGTCCCGGCGGCATGAGCGATGAAGATTATCTTCGTAAGTTGTGCCGTGATGGATGGAAAAAGAAGATGGCTCATATTAGTATGGACAATGACCCTGAACAATTTCAAGTTTATGGTGAAAGAGTCAATCATGAGTTGGAAGTTTTTACGTCTTGTGGATTGAGCAGTTACTTTCTTATCGTTCGTGACATTATTAAGTTCTGTCATGAGAACGGATACATTACTGGTCCCGGTCGTGGTAGTGCTGCTGGTTGTATGGTATCTTATCTGATTGATATCACGCAGATTGATCCTATTCCATCAGACCTACTCTTTGAAAGATTTTATAACGCAGGTCGTAACTCTCCGGGTAAAATTAGTTGGCCGGATATTGATATTGATGTTCCAAAGGAAGCAAGACCTAAAGTTATTGAATACATTAGAAATAAGTATGGTGAAGAGAATGTTGCTCAAATCGTTACTTATACAACTCTAAAAGGTCGTTCTGCATTGAAAAGGGTTATGCACGCCGTAGGTGGTATTTCTTTTGCAGAACAAAATGCTATGACTAAACACATCTTGGATGAAGCAAAGATTGCTGATGAACTCCAAGAGATGAAAGAGGAACTTGGAACCTCTTCTATCATTAGATGGTGCATTGAGAACAATCCTAATAGGTTTAAAGATTGGGTTCAAATTAATGAAGAAGGAGAGATGGTTGGCGATAAAGCAGAGATCTTCAAACAAGCGATTCGTTTAGAAGGAACTAAGATTATCCAATCTAAACATGCTGCTGGTGTTGTTGTTTCACCATACAAGATTTCACAAACCTGTCCTATGGTTAGATCTACTGATGCAAATGATAAAGGTTACATCGCTGGATTTGAAGGACCAAGTTGTGAGGAAGTTGGACTATTGAAAATTGACGTTTTGGGTATTACAATGTTGGACAAAGTTATGTCCGTTGCAGACATTTTAGCAGGAGTTGAATAATGAATCATCGTTGGATTATTGTTTATGATTTGGAAACTGATGGACCTGACCCTACTACTGCTAATCCAGTAGAGATTGCAGCGGTCCCAGTTAATCCTAGAACTTTGGAAATTAAAATGGATGATACCTTTGAGGTTACAGTTAAACCTCCGGGTATTGATAAGGATGAGTATTTTACAACAGGTGTGCAGAAGACTATTGATTGGCACGCTTCAACAAGAGGATGTTCTTCTGAAGACATTGTAAGTACTTGGAAGAAAGGTAAATCACAAAAGGTTGCTATGAAAAACTTCTGTTCTTATTTGCAGAAGTATCACATTGAGAAAGATCCAATGAGAAGAATCTACTTTACAGAACCAGCATACAGTGGTTATAATGTAGATGGATTTGATGACATCATTATTCGTAACATGTGTGATAAGCATAAGTTGGATTATCCATTCGCCAAGATGGGCAACATGGATTTACTTCATTACATTACCTACTGGTTTGAGAATATGCCAGAACCAGAAAACTATAAGATGGATACATTGAAAGAGTTCTTTGGATTACAATCTCATGGTCAAGCCCATAGTGCTATTTCTGATGTTGTTGATACTGCTAAAATCTTGGTTAGGTTTTTGAAGTTTGCTCGTCGTCAAGTTAGTGTTGATAAGTTTAAAGGAAGTTTTGCATGAGAACTTTTCCCTGTGGATGTACATTTGAAACTGATAGTAATGGTCGTATTATCTTTGATCCTGATGTAGAGAAGTTGCCAAAAGACTGCTCTGCTACTTGGGACTTGATTTGTGAGGGTAATACTAAAGGTGTGTTCCAGTTGGAAATCCAAGGGTCTAATGCAGAGAAAGTACAACCTCGTAGCATTGATGAACTATCTGACTTGATTGCTATTATTCGTCCCGGTTGTACAGAGAGTTTTATCAAAGGTAAAAATCTTACCAACCATTATATTGATAGGAAGCATGGGCGTGAGGATGTGGAGTATCTGCATCCCGCCCTTGAACCTATTCTTGCCCCTACTCAAGGTATCCTTGTTTATCAAGAGCAAGCGATGGCAATTGCTAAAGAACTTGCTGGTTTCTCTTTGCAGGAAGCAGATGTTCTTCGTAAAGCTATTGGTAAAAAGAATGTAGAGTTGATGGGTAAAATCAAAGGCGAGTTTATCAGTAAAGCCATTGAGCATGGTATCGTGAATGAAGAAGAAGCATCAGAAATCTTCTCGTGGATTGAGGCATCACAAAGATACTCGTTCAACAAATCTCACTCTTATGCTTATGCTACTAATGGTTATCTTACTGCTTATGCTAAAGCACATTTCCCTCATGAGTTCTTTACTTCTTATTTGAAACATGCTATTGGCAAGCCAGATACATTTGAAGAGATTAATGAACTGGTGAACAATGCTCGCCTAATGAACATCCATGTTCAACCTCCAAACATTAAGAAGTTACAAAAAGACTTTCAACTTGTAGGGGATTGTCCAACCTTCGGCATGACAAATGTAAAGAAAGTTGGTAGTTCTGTTTATGATAAACTTATTAGTTGCATCAAAGAGAATGGTAATAAAAATGTAGATGACATGAACTTTGATCAATGCTTGATGATGTATGGTCATTGTATCAAAAAGGATTCTATGCTTGCACTTATTCTGTCTGGTGCTTGTGATTGCTTTTACATTAATAGATTAGAAATGAAGCACATCTATGAACAGTACAAAGAGTTGAGCAAGAGAGAAATAGAATGGGTCCAAAAGAACATGGAGGAAACATTACTTGAAACACTAAATAAAATGTTGCTTACTAATGACTGGTCAGATAAAAAACGTCCTATCTTTAAAAGAGACAGGGTAGAGATTATTGATGGACTGATAGATAGTTTAGAAAATCCGGGGTATAATTTAGAAGATAGTCCTGCATGGAGAGCTAAAAATGAACAGGAATACTTAGGGGTCGCTCTTACATGTTCTAAAGTAGATGAATATGATACAAGTCACGCGAACTGCACTTGTAAAGAGTTCCTAGATGGATTCCAATCTACTAATGGTATCGCTATTGCCGCAGAACTCAAAAGTATTAGGGAATGGACTATTAAACGAGGAGAATCTAAGGGTAAGAAGATGGCGTTTATTACTCTTAGTGACTCTACTTGCAATTTGGATAATGTAGTTATGTTCTCTGAAGATTATGAGAAGCATAAAAATAAATTACAGGAAAAAGCGGTGATGTTGTTTAGGGGAATGAGACAAAAAGAAAAGAAGGGATTTTTAGTAAAAAATGTCTTACCCCTAAGAAGTTAGTTTGGATACTATAGCTATAATAAGGATACTTATGGAAGATAAAATAGAGGCGAATATGGGATTGGTTGTATCGGTTGTCAATACATTCAATCCTAAAAGCGATGAGGAAAGAGATGAATACATTCAAGCGGGTAGGATAGGTTTATGGAAGGCGATACAAAAGTATGACCCTGATAGGGGCTGTAAGTTTAGTCCATTTGCTAGGAATCCTATCCGTTGGGAAATCATTAAAACAATAAATAGTGCTAAAAAATACAACAATCAAGCAGACCTTAACAATGTTATTGTAGGTTTTTTAGAGGTCTGTAGCGATGACGATTTCTGGGAATATATTCCAGACATCCTAACCAATGAAGAAAGAAAAGTTATAGAATTGAGATGTATGGGCCACAACTTTACAGAGATTTGTAAAGAAATAGGCAGAGGAAGACATTATACCAAGAAACTCTTTATGAGTGCTGTAGAAAAATTGAGGGACACTAATGAGTAAAAAGAAAGTTCTGGTAGTAGCAGAGAATCATAAGTTGGCATCTGGATTTGGTACTTATGCAAAGAACCTTTTAGAAAGATTACATGCTAGTGATAAATATGAACTAGCCGAGTTTGGTATCTATGCCAATACATCAATGGCTAAGGAAGTTCCTTGGAAGTTCTACGCAAATGCACCAGATGAGGATGATCCTCAAAATTTTAAGGATATGTATAATGCCAATCCTAATAATCAATTCGGTGCTTGGAGATTCGATAAGGTAGTTCTTGACTTTAAACCAGATATTGTTTTGTCTTATCGTGATCCTTGGATGGACATGTTTATCTCTAAAAGTCCTCTGCTACCATTCTTTCATTGGGTATGGATGCCCACAGTTGACTCTGATCCTCAGAAGCAATCTTGGATTGAAGGATTCGCTAAAACAGATGCTATTCTTTGTTATTCAGAGTTTGGCGAAAAAACTTTAGAAAAAGATGCAGGTCATTTATTGAATGTAATTGGCTGTGCCTCTCCGGGCATTGACCCTAAGATTTATAAGCCATACGACAAGAAACAGATTCGACAAGAGTTAGGATTAGATCCTAATGCAAATATTGTTGGAACTGTGATGAGAAATCAAAAGAGAAAGCTATTTCCAGAACTTATCAAGTCTTTCTCTAAGTTTCTAAAAACTGCACCTCCAGAAATTAAAGATAACACTTACTTGCTTCTTCATACTTCCTACCCAGAAAAACAAGGTTGGAATCTCGGCTATCACATTGCTGAAGAAGAGGTTGGGGGTAAGGTTTTGACAACCTATGTCTGTCGAAGTTGTAAGAAATTTAAAGTTGATTTGTTCAGAGACACTTTAAACTATTGTGATTCTTGCAAAAGTCTTTCATGTGTAATGCCATCTGTAGCTTTTGGGCTGGAAGTGCCAGATCTTGTTAAGATTTATAATGCTATGGACTTGTATGTTCAGTATGCTATCTGTGAAGGTTTTGGTATGCCTCAAGTAGAAGCAACTGCATGTGGTGTTCCTATTGCATCTACAAACTATAGTGCTATGGAAGATGTTCTAGAATGGACTAAGGGTTATCCTGTCAAGATTCAAAAAATGTATCGCGAACTAGAGACAAATGCAGAAAGAGTATTTCCTGATAACGATCATCTAGTAGAAATCATGATTAAACACTTGATGCTTTCGCCAGAAGAAAAGGCAGCAAAGAGTCAAGAAGTTCGTGAAGCTACTGTGGCGAGATATGATTGGGATGATTGTGCTAAAGTGTGGATGGACTACATTGACACATACAAACCAAAGCTATTTCAAGGAAAATGGAATGCTTCTCCTAATCTTTTCGAGATCCCTAAAGAGATGCCTCCCAATTTGGATAATGAATCATTTGTTGAATTTTTATTCTACAGTGTTATTAATGAGCCAGATAGTGCGTTTGGCTATGAGGCTACGAAGCTTGTAAGAGACTTGAACATTGGTGCAGTCGTTGAACATGGTATTGTTGATCCTATTGACCGGGAAAAGATTTTTCAGCAATTTAAAAATAGAGGTGAGAATAAATTGTTAACTGAACAACTTAGAACTGGTATGGCTTCTTTATCTCCAGATAAATTTATTGAGGTTGCAAATGGAAAATAAAGTTAGTGTTGTATCTACTACATGTAAAGATTGTTTGTTTGCAAAGTATGTTGGAGATACTCAGGTAGATTGCGAATTGGGTAAGATTGAAAAGATATCTAATCATCCTGTCTATGAACTTGTAGAGGCAACGGATAATGTAAAAAACTTTTATGTTTTAAACTATCATCTATGCTTACAACAAAGGGTAGCTGGTTGGGTTCATGATAATGAAACACTTGAAAACATGAAGAACCTAGTCAGAGAAGAGATTAAGATGAGTTGGGGTGCTATTCTAGTACTAAAAGATGAACCTCTTAATGACATGTCTAGGGTTCAAAAAAGACTAGAAGAAATCCTTAGTCAAAGTAATCCTCCTAAATGGATTGGTATTATTAATCAAAATACTGACCTAGATGTCTATTGGATTATTGATTATCTCAATGAAAAAGGTGTTAGGTGGAGCATTGAGTCTGGGACAGAAAATACAAGGTATTACATAGACTACCTGTTTAATAAATTTAAGAAGGATAGGTTTGTCTTCTATGCCGTGTTTGAATCTAATAAAGATGTTCCTAATGATTTGTATGATAAGTTGTATAACAATGTGATTGATAACATGATGCAATACTCTGTTATAAAAGATGAAGACTTACTACATGGTATGATAGTTAGTAAGGTTGCACATATAAAGTATGAGGGTAATAAGAATGAGGCGTTAGAGACAAAAATTAAAAAGGAAAGTAGTATTGCTCTCTTACTTAATCATGAAGATTTACAATGAAGAAGCACATAAAACCAATCCGTCAAAATCTCAATGAAATGTTAGTGCATGTCATTATACCGTCTGCCGGTATAGGAAGAAGGATGAAGTCTTATGGTTGCAAATCTTTATTAAACATAAAAAATAATTCATTGATAAGTCTACAACTTAATCTTATAAATGATTCTATACCAAACAAAGAGATTGTTCTTGTTACTGGATTCGATTCAGATCGCCTAATGAACAATTCTCCAGATAATATAATTAAAATAGAAAATGAAAGATACTATGAAAGTAATGTAGTTAGAAGTATTGGAATGGGCTTGAGAGCTATAAAAGAAAACGATCATGTATTGATTATCTTTGGCGATTTATTATTAAATGAAAAAGCATTAGAGTCTATAGACTATAACCATTCTTGTGTACTTATTTCAGATCACATGTCAGATAATGAAGTCGGGTGCAACATAAACAATGCTGGGAATTTAGAGTATATGATGTTTGACCTCCCTAATAAATGGGGACATGTAATGTATCTAACAAGCAGAGAATTGACACTTTTTAAAAAATTTGTTTGGTCTAAGCAGACCGATAAGAAATTTTGTTTTGAAGTAATTAACGATGTAATAAATAGTGGTGGAAAATTTAAATGTATCAAAAATGATGACATAAAAATAATGGACATAGATACATCTAAGGATTTACAAAAAGCACAGGAGTTTATTTAATGAAAGTACTAATACAAGGCGGGATGCAATACAATGCATCTAGTGATTTAACTAAGGTAATCAGTAGACTTGGACCAATCGCATCTGTCCAAGACATGAGCCAAATAGCTAAGGCTTTAAACGATTATGGCCCAGACTTATTAATTGTGGAGAAACAGTATATCAATGGTATCGTCGAAGCTTACCGTGATCAAAACGGCTTAAAGATTATCTCTTTAGGTGAGAGCGATAAAGCAGACATTAGTATTCCTGTGGAGACAGATGTTCCTAGAGCTAGTCTTGAAACTTTTGGATTTAAAGAAGATGTTGAAAAAACAGACATCTCAGTTTTTTGTGAGAATCCCGATCATGTATTCTTGGCATCATTCTTATGTGAAAACTATAATGTAAAAGCCTATGGGCCAGTCAAAATTAATTCGCCTAGATATCTTGGTATGATTTCAGATGTAGACATGTTTGAGATCCTAAACAAATCTAAAGTATCTATAGTATTTAATGTTGAAGATGCACAAAGAAGTGCTGCTCTGGGTACATACCCTATCAGTTATTGCAAAGATAACTTAGTATTACAGACCTTTACTGGTATAACATCTCTAATGGAATGTATGGATGATTTACTAGCATCTGGCGTAACTGATAAGATGAAAAATGATCTACAAATAGTGATTGATGAATTTAAACAGAAGAACAACTTTACTTATGTGGCAGACATGCTAACACAGCTAGGATTCAGTCAGCAAGCTGCAATGATAAATAGCATTATTCAGGAGATAGTACAATGATAGGATTTTTAACAGATGGTGGTAAAGACAGGCAGATGCTGGCGAGCGTTGAAGAACTTGCGAAAGATCATCTATGTCACATATTCGCTGGAGCTTTGATTCCTGATGTCAAAACAAACGTATTGCAAAGATACGAGGCATTTCACTTTAATGGAAAAATTATTACCTCTAGTTTTAGATTGTCTCAACAACTACCCCATCTAGGGTATTGTAAAAAGAGATTTTATTATGTGAGAAACTATGAGTGGAATAATGCTCAAAGGATGACCTACAGAATTATGAAGAATACGCTACTTCATCCTAATACTGAAATTATTGTAGAGAATCCAAATCAAGTGAAACTTATAGAAGAAATTAGTAACAAGAAAGTCAACTACATCATGAGCAATTGGGATGTAAATGTTTTGAGGCAAATAGCAGATGAATGAAAATCAGATTATAGATATGTACAAGAATCAGAATAAAAGTACATACGAAATAGCTAAAGAGTTTGATACTTATCCTAATAAGATTCGTCGTATCCTTATAAAGAATGGGTGCGAGATGAAGGATAAAAGTGCAGCACAAAAGAATGCATTAAAGCAAGGTATAGCAGCACATCCTACTAAAGGTAAGAAAAGGTCTGAGAAAACTAAACTCAAGATTAGCGAGTCACAAGCAAAGGTATGGGATAATCTATCTAATGAGGAAAGATTACAAAGGTCTTTGATTGGTAAGGAGTCATGGAATAAAAAAACACTAGAAGAGAAATCTGTGTTTCTACAAAAGGCAGGCGATGCTATTCGTCATGCTGCTAAAACTGGTTCAAAGATGGAAAAATTTTTACTTGAAGCCTTGATTAGTGAGGGTTTCAGGGTAGAATTTCATAAGACCCATTGGTTGCAAAACTCAGAGTTGGAAATCGACTTGTATGTTCCAGATTTAAAAACTGTTATTGAAGTTGATGGACCTTCACATTTTGAGCCAGTATGGGGTCATGAGAATCTCGCTCGTAATCAACTATCTGATATGCAAAAGGATGGTCTAGTATTACGACAAGGAATGGTTATGGTTAGAGTAAAACAGACTAAAAGACTATCACAAAAGGTTATGAGAGATACCCTAGATAGTTTATTAGACTTGTTAAATAGGATTGAGAAAAGTTATCCACCTGAAAATGAAAGGTACTTTGAACTATGAAGAATGATGATTTTGTAGGCATGATTGATGAGATTAGTGAAGCAGAAGAGTATGGTATTTCTGAAGAAGCTATGGCAGCACCAGAACCAACTGATGAAGGTTGGTATGATTTCCTGATTGACAATCTATACGAAAATGAACTTGTTCAAGGTAATCCAACCACTGATGGTTTAAGAAGACTTACCGAAAGGTTCTATGGTGAGATTGTAAAATCTAAAAGCGATGTCATTGATACAGAGCATGATGGTAATGGCTTGAGATGTACTGTAAGACATACATTATTGATTCGCAAATACAAAACAGGGACTTTAGCAGAGTGCGATGCTTGTATTGATGTGGATTATCGTGGTGTTCCTCATCCATTTAATCGTCACGTTGTTGCTACCGCTGATACCAGAGCAGAAGGAAAGGCTCTTCGTCGTGCATTGAAACTTCGTGTTGTTACTGCTGAAGAAGCACAGACACAGGTTGGTGAAGAAGAAGTCCTTACGGCACAAGATCACATTAATGATCAGCAAATTATGGCTATTAATGCAGTTTGCAGAAAACATGATTTAAATGTCGAAAAAGTTACCAAAAGTGTATATAATAATGCAAAGACTTTAAAGCAATTGACTAACTTGGAAGCATCTGTTCTGATGGATAAGATCACTTCTTATCAAAGGGAAAAGTCAATCCCAGAAGAACTTTTAGGTTATGATGCGAGTTGGCAAAGTTCTTTCTAAAGGAGCATTATTATGAAAGCAGTTGTAGGTCCAGACGGTAAGGTATCGTTTGAAGTAGAGGGCGATAGCGAGTATGAAATCTTTAAACAGATCGCTAGAGTCCAAGAAGTTTTTGACCATAATAAGTGTGGCAAATGTGGTAGCGAGCATACAAAGTATGTGTGCAGACTAGACAAAGATGAAAACGATTGGTTAGAAGTTGTTTGTCAGGAATGTCGTGCTAAAGTTATCTTTGGTAGGGCTAAAAAAGGTGGTGTTATCTATCCTAAGATTAGATGGGATCAGCTTTCTGAGAAGCAACAAGAACAGCGTGCTAATGAGCAGGCTTATGCTGAAAAGCATTACGGTTATCTTCCTCATAATGGATGGTTTAATTTTCAACGGGAGAGTTAATATGGTAAAGCTTGGCGATTGGGTTCATAGAACTAGAGAACCACTACCCGGATTCCCAGCCTTTGACTGACATCAGTTTGCTTTTGGGCAGGTTGTCCATGTTGACACTGATGAAACAGTTCAAGTTGAGTTTCCATGTCGTTGTATGAGTATCTCTCAAGTAGACGATAAATCAGATAGATTTAAAATGTGGAATAAGGGAGAATACTTACCTCTTGATGATAAGTCAAGAAGGATTAAGCAAAAACAGTTTAAACATCATTGCAAGGTATCGCATGTCTAATGAAGAGGAAAAACTAGATGAAGTAGTGGAGGCACTAGAACAGGAAGGTGTCTCTGCTACAGATTCTGTAGAAAGCCAAGGTATTGGCGATAAGGTTTCTAAAGTATTTGGTCTTTTTGGTATCACACCTGATACAGTACAGAAATGGCTAGGTATTGATGAATGTGGATGTAAAAAGAGACAGAAGTTTCTTAATGGGGTTTTAAGTTCTAACAAGGAGAATAAGGAATGAATGAAGATCTATTGAACACACTACAAGCACACTTCCATGCTAAGTTTCTTAGAGCTAGGGCAAATTTGAATATTTATCTTACTAATGCTGTTGGTGTTGGTGAGCATGGTGATCTTGTAGAGGAAGGCATCAAGCACGTTGAAGCGATGGAACATAATAGGTCTTGTGTGGAGTTATTAAATGAAATAGCTCAAGCATCACAACCAAATCCAGATGAGCAAAAGGGTGAATAATGGGTATTGTTGATGGGCATGAAATTCCAAATGCGACAACAGAATATTGTGAGTGTTGTGGATGTGGAGAACAAACTTGTTGTTGTGACTGGCTTTATCCCACTGACAAAATCTATTGGTCCGCTGAACATAGTCTAAAATATGAGATTATTGATAAACAATGTTTAGCATCCACCCCATGCAGTAGTGCTGGAGAGTTTGATGCAAAAACTGGATGCATGTCCCCCGGATCTTTTGGACCTGATTCAGATTATTGTATAGACGCTTTAGAGTGGGCAAGCCCAAATAGTCCTAGAATTAATGGTAGCACTGGACAGTGTGCTAATGTTAATCTAAGGCTTATATTAAGGTGTGCCGCAGATCCGGGCGGCACCACAGCCGAAAGCACATTAAATAACTGTGATGGTGCTAGGTGGGTCTTGCAAATGCAATACAGTAATTCAGCTTGTGATAGCAATTCTGATAATAAAGAAAGATACGATACTTTTTTCTACATTAATCAAGTTGGAACATTTGATTATTGCGGCACTGAATATGGGCCAACTACATGCGAAGAAGATACAGGTAGTTCATGCCCAAACAAAGGCACATTAGAGATTTACTTTTTAGTAGATTCTCCTAGACAAAATCCAAGTTTTCCCGGTGGATGTAACTGCTGTGCCCAAGGGGATGAGATGGTTATCAAGATTACATTTGATCAAACAGCTTGCCCAACAGCTAAAACAGCAGTAGGAAATGCTGCTGGATGTTAGTTTATAAACCAGTTAGTGCCATCTGTATGAACGGTTATTGATTCATACTGATTTGTCAGTGTCTGACTTGCAGCACCATTAATAGTTGCACCACCAGCACCTTGAACTGTAACTGTATTGACTGTATTATCTACTTTCATAACTGTATTTGTATAGGCAATCATAGTACTAGCATCTGGCAATGTTACTGTATACGAAGATGTAGAAGCATTAACTCTAATTACACTTGACATGTTATCAGGAGAAGTATAGTTGCTAACAGCGTCTACGTTATTAGCATAAGTCATACTCATACTGGTTGTTTGAGTTACATTATTGCCAGCACATTCTCCGGGGTCTTGAAGAACACCTTCTTCAAATTTCAAAGTCTGAGTAAACTTGGTCAAAACATTATTATTACATGAGACATCACATACTAGCTCAACATCGGCAGTTTTTCCACATATGTGTAGATCTAATAAGCAAGTTCCAAAATTTCCCGGTTGAGGAGGATAGCCTTGTGATGAACTCTCTTTTACAAAAAATGCCTCACTAAGCCGTATGTCTTGAAACCTTCGTCCATTAGTTTGATTTATAGACGGATCTACAGGACCAATGCCATCTGGATGTGTTGAACAACCGCCTTCAATTCGATGACTATGCTGAATCAGTAAGCTTCTACCTGCTAAAGACTGAAATGGCTCTGCACGAAAACCTTCAAAAAATAAACCATCATATTGATGAACCGCTAGTCCAGAAGTATATGTCGATGCAGCGAGTACTGTTGAAGATAAACCACAACTCTTATAAAACATAGTAGGAGTGCAAACTTTGGCTACAAAAGTTTCACATAAATCTAAATTAGGACCAAGATTGCCTGCGGTTCCAACAGGCTTTTTATACAATGCTATAGCACCAGCAAACTCTAAGTGAAAAGTCTTTGCTTTAGAAAAAGAATTAGGTTGATCTGATGCTGATGCAGGCACGCAACCCTGACCAAACGCTGGATCACTCTGTGATGCACTAGTTCTTCTACCAGTAACCAATAAAGGTGCTTCTATTTTATACTCACATAAACTACCACCGGCACCAGCACCGTCAGGAGCAGAAGGAGAACCATCATCTTCTCCATTGTATTCTAAAACAACAAGACCATTACCAAATTCTAAGTTTCCAAAAGTTTTTCTATCTAGTGGAGTAGCCGCTGCACTAGTAGTATCACTAGGAAGACAAAGATTTAGGGCTGATACTTTATGTATTGTTGATAATTGCACACCAGATTGATTAGTTCCATTACAAGCAGCAGATTCATAACCGATTGCAGCTATACCATTACCAATTTTAATTTGTTGAATATCTGAAATACTAGATACATTACCACATTCATACTGTGCATCAAACTCAATACAGATACCACTTAATCCACCACCACCTCCTCCACTTCCGGGGAAGATAGGCCAATATTGATTATTAACATTATCATAATAAGCCATGTAATCCTGACCAGATGGTGTCGTACTATCAGTGATGTTAGTAACATTAACAGTTTTAGTGTTGATCACATCACCATTAGCATCATACACATCATTAGCATTTAAAACTACAACTGGACCGCTAGCACCAGCAGATATGGGGCTACCAGTCACCTTATACATTCTAAAGCTAGGTGGAGTAGTCCATACACCCCTTCTTCTATCATATCTTAAATCTACTGGAGCAGTAGGCCACAATTTATCATTTTGCAACCAACCCTCTTTAAACCCATCGGCAAGCCCGTCATAATTATCTTGCCAGCTATCTTCAACGTCTGCACCACCAGAGTTTGGAACTGGTTTTCCAGCTAAGTCATAACCCCATCCATGGACTACTAATGGACCTCTATGTGCTATGTATCTATAATCAGTTTGAGCATAAGGATCTCCACCAGCATCATCAATGGCGGGTAGAGATGTTGTTCCTGTATAAGTATCAAAATCACTTGAGGTGCCTCTTGCTACATCAATAACATTATGTCCCGAATAAGGAGCATTAGATCTTTGTGCAACATCACTAGCAGGAGTAGCTAGAAAATCTAAATAATCAGTGCTAACCCTAATAGGAGTGTACTCATTTAAGGGAGGAGGTGCAGCTTCGCTAAAGTTAGGTTGATCTGATGTAGTTGGATTATTAGGATCTGCAACCTCTTTAGATAAGTTTGATGAACCGGCTCTTTTTTGAACTGGTGATTGCATTCCATCCATACTAACATTAGCACTATTATCATAGTCATCAGTGTTAGATGTGCCTTGTAAGGTATTACTTACTACATAATTATTTTTACTTCTATTTGTAAGTCTTTTACCAGTTAAATATGCTGAAGCACCAGAATCTGAATCTGACTGATTAAGCATACTTGCAAATTGTTGTAATGCAGCTTTCCTTTGACCAGCAGCAAGTCTAGCCTCTCTTGCTAATGCTGCTCGGACTTTTCTACCAAACTCAAGTCTTTGCTGACCAATCTGTTTAACTCTCTCCGCATTATCTTTAGTAAATCTACCAAATACTGGAGTGAAGCTTGAAATCTGATACTGAGTTGTAATAGCAGAACCATTAACAGTTACTTGAATGTTAGTAATCTGTGCAGCTTTGGTGGAAACTCCACCTGTATTTACATAGTAATAATTTGAACCTTGATAAAGACCATTTTGTAGTACTCTACTAGCAACTAAAGAGGGACTATCTGTAATAGCTAAACCTAGAGTTTTTTCTGGATAACCAGCTAAAGTTACAGAACCTCTTTCAGATACTGTTTCATTTGTAATAGAGTTATCAATCTTAGCTGCTGCACCAAGATTCATAAATGTAAATCCACCATATTCCCATGGTGCTAGACCGTCATCTTGCTCATAATAAACCTTACCACCAAAAGGATGACCATTAACAATAAGGCTTGATGCCGTAGCCAACCAAGGACCGTAAGTAGTTGTATTACTTTTTACTGGAAGTGCAGCGGATACTGGAGCAAAAAATGGAAGAGCAGCAGGACCAGCAACAGCACCCGGATTTGCATTTGGATTAAAATCTGCACCAACACTAGGTACTCTAAAATTAGCACCACCATACATAGTTTGAGACAGAGCAAGTGTCGGAGAGATAGTAACTCTGTTAGGAATAGTAACTAAAGCAGCAGCGTATTGAGCACCAAAGAAAGTTGATGGTAACAATGCCCACTTTTCATTAATTTCACCTTTAACCCAAACATTTGTGCCATCAGTTACATAGTCTTCATCTGATAATAAAGAAGTATTAATAGCACCATTGAATCTCATAATAGTTTGCAGTTTACCTTGCTCATCAGCAAAGAAATCTGTATAACTAGATGGGAAAGTCATTCCCAATACAGCAGTAAGAGTATTAGGCCAAGCACCATCAGTAGATGGCTCATCACTTAATAATAACTGATTTGTTTCAGGATCATTTGTATAACATACCCATGGCACTGCAACAAGCCATTGCTTACCGTATACCTGATCACCATAAGATTTTAACCAACTAAAAAATGTTTGTGCATCTTTAGCTTGTGTAGTTTGTGGATCTCTACTACCTTGACCAGCAGGTCTTGCTGCATCAATAGCAGGCTTGCCAAGAGCAGCACCAAGTTTTATGTCAAATGGTGCATTAAGAGACAAGTTAGTAAAGAAATATGTACTCAAATTACTGGATGGTTCATTTGCCTGTAGCCAAGATAAGAATGCATCTTGAGAATAGCCCATAGCTGCAAGCAATGCACTCTCTGAAAATGTAATTGTATTACTACCAGTAGTTGTATTTAATGATAAGTTAAGTGCTCTAACATCTACAGTAATCTGCCATTGACCAGCAGTAAATGAAGCAGTATTAAATCCACCACTATCATTGAAGCCCCAGAAAGGAGTTATAAAACTAGCACTTGTTTGCTCGTATGTTTGTTTCTTTTTAGCACCAACAATAAATGCAGAGTTTGGAGAATCATTTCTAAGCTCTTCACCTATTGAATCTTGTGTAATAATCTTACCAGCAGGACCAGTATTTTGATCTGTAATAAAAGTAGAGATTTCTCCCAGTGCAGGTTGTGACCTTCTAGATACAGTCCTGATTTTAATAACATTAGTAATAGGTGGAGTTACACCACCTTTACAAGGAACTAAATCTACATAGTACTCATAACCACCATCTTTACATATCTCTGAGATAAGCTCAGATAGGGTATAGTTTCCATTTGTTAATCTATAATAGATGTCTGTTGTAGTTGGTAAATCAGTAATGTCAACTACATAGCCTTCACTTCTAATGCTACCATATTTACCAGCAGTTAAACCTTGTTTATAGGTGATTCCTCCATGCCAACTATAATCACTAGTTTCGGCACCACCAAGTAAAACCTGTAAAGCACCTTTAGCAAAATACCATGGAATACCACGTTCGTTTCTTCTGGCATTTCCAAATCCACCGGCAGGAGCACCAAATCCCCCAATCTGGGGACAATTATTAGTTCTAGATTCTAACCATCCATAAACATTAAAAACATTAGGCATACTCAAAACACTACCTTGATATTCATCGGTAATGACTTGAGCACCATCTAACAAAATGTTTGGGCTAATAAGATTGACAATCAGGATAGGAAATCCACCGGGATCTTCTGTTATGTTAAAAGACTGAATGATACCAGCGAACTCAAAGTCTTCTACTTTAAAAAATGCAGCAGAACCAATAGGTGCATTATTGAAGCCGGGATCACCAGCAGGAAAGTTTACAGAAGTTTGCCAATTAAAATTATCGTCAAAATAATCTCTGGGACCAGCACATTCATCTTTGACTAACTTAATTGTAACTGTAGATGCCTGTTCATTCCAACCAGCAGTAGCACTGAAATCAAGGACTGACATACCCAAAAACAATGTTTGAGTATAACCCCCGAATACAGATTGTGGAGTGCAGCTATTCTTAGGTGGCATTCTTATCTCCTATTTTATGAACAGTTACCTACTGTCCAACCCTTCGTCCATGTGAATCTTCCATCCTTTGGACTCCAAGTTTTTGTATCATTATTAACAAACACTTGACTATAAGCAGCAATCAATCCTGCCTCATAAGTATTTACTAAACTATTATAGTCTGAAGGTGCTGTAAAATCAGCAAAATCACATGCACCGCTTCTAGGCAAAATGGCTTCAATAGAAATCTCTCTTGTTCTAGCCCCACTAGTTCCTACCTCTTGGAATAATGGACCTGCTAATCTTCCAAGTACTGTAAGAGATGCAAATACATCATTGGGATTTGTTTCATTAATATTTATAATCTCGCTCTTAGCAGAAGCAACACAGTTTGCTGGTCTATCATTATAAACAAAGTTATAACTTACAGTTCCAGCACCACCATTGTATCCAAGACTACTAGCAAACCCTGTTGGATTTAAAGTATAATCTCCATCATAAAGTGCATTTGCTCTAGAGTATAAATTGCCAGAAACAACACCTGTCCAATGTGTAATGGCATTTTCCATTTTACTTGTTGATGCAGTTGCGGCAGGATAACCGATACTTGCCAATCCTTGGATTGTTCCATTAGCAGTAACAGTAGTTTGATCTGAATCTAAATTCTTTTCTCTTGTAACTTCAAAGTCTTCAAGGGCAGCACCAGTAGATGCAACCCAAGATTCATTCATAGAGATTGAACCCTCTTGAACATTTTTATTGACAATTCTAAAATGGTTATAATAACTAACAGAAGAGATGTCAAAAATGTTAGCAACATCTGCATCAGATGGAGTTGATGAACCATACAATGTATTTAAATAAGTTTCTGCGGTTGATAAACCATTAGTAGCACAGCCATCAACCTGTAAAGAAACATTATGAGAAACTGTAAAAGCAGTATCCATCAATGCACCACCAAAAGCAGTTCCACCAGCCTTTTCATCTAAGTGTTGAATAGACCATTCTTCTGAGATGGCAGTAATACCACTTGCAATAGGAGCATCACCAGATAAAGAAGGTATTTCTAGGGTAATGTTATAAGCAGCATTTTGTGCAAATAAATCACCATCATTTCTAGGCTGAAAACTAATATTGGTAACAACACCAGAGCTATCAATAAGTGGAGTATTACTATCACATTGAATTTTAAAAGTTTGGCAACCAAGCTCTGGCGAAAAAGCATTTTCAATAGCACGAATGCCACTAACAACTGGTTGAAAACCACTAGTGATAATGTTACCTTCTAGAGTAACCTCTAAAGGAGTAAATAACGTATCATAATTACCGGGACTTCTTTCTCCTCTTCTGGAAATAGAAACACCGGGATTAGGCTGATTTATACCAGAAAAAGTAAAACTGCCATATGTTACTAAAATGCTACCAGCCATTTATTATACTCCTGCACCTTGTTCTGTTGTACCACCGTTAGTATTGTCTCCGATAAGTGGTGCGATTTGCTCCACAATCTTAGGAACGATTTGTGCTGCCAATGCTTCAGTAAAGCTACCAACACCTTCAATCTGAACTGGAGCGATTGTCGCATTGATTTGATTTGGTATAGTACTGACTTGGCTCAATGCTGTGTTCAATCCTTCTGCAACTGTATCAAACAATGTTTGCCATGATTGTTTAACAGTCTCTCCTCCTGTTATTATAGCGTTATTTAACTCTTTTGCTGCATCTGATCCATTAATAACTACTGCTGTTTGAGGACCATTAGCTCCACGACGACGAGCTATACCTCCACCTAATTGTCTATACACCGGACCACCATTATGGAAACTTGGTAGACCATTATTCATTCTAGTTAAAGCTCCAACTCCTAATCTACTAACGGCATTTCTGTTCATTACAAACTCACCGTCTTGAGCCATAATTGGAACATCACCGCCATTGGAGAATCCTTTAACCTTACCGCCTCTGCCATAGAGGGCTACGTTTTGAGCGACACCAAGAGTTCTGCGTCCAGCCTCAATTTGCCCCTTAATAATGGATTGAGTTGCGGGAGAAATATCTCCAGAGCTAAAGTATCTCTGTGCAATTCTTCTTGCCGCATCAAAGTTTCTAGATAATACAGCTTGGTTATATTGTGCCCTAAACTGTGCAACAACTCTATCTTCTTTTCTTTTTTGTGCTTCTACTCCTCTGTCTCTTGGTGCTTCAGTTGTAGTAGATACAAATCCACTTGTTCCATCAGATGAAAATGCTAATGAACTACGCAAGCCCCTTGCCTGATTTCTGGACCTTCTCTCTTGATCATACTTTCTTCTTTTTGCTGATCTTTCAAGAGGATCAGAAGTACTATTAATGTCATCTAAACGATTTGCACGCTCTTGATCTCTAGCCTGTCTCTCTTTCGCTGCCTTTTCATCTGCCGCTTCCCTTGCGGCTCGTTGATTTAAACCACCAGTTGCCGCTCTTCTTTTCGCTGCCTCTTTATCTGCCGCTTCCCTTGCGGCTCGTTGATTTAAACCGCCAGTTGCCGCTCTTCTATCCGCTGCCTCTTTATCTGCCGCTTTTCTTCTTGCTTGATTAAGCTTTCTTATTTCTTCTAATTCTTCATTACGTTTCCTTCTAGCTTTTTGTGCTGCGGTTTCTTGTTGTTGAGCAGTGGCATTAACAGCAGAAGATGTGTCAGTTGCGGCTGTTTGAGCAGCTTGCTGTTGTCTTAACTGTTGCCCTCTCGCTTCTAACTCTGCACCTTCTGCTTTGAGTCTCTCTACTCTAGCCGCAGCTTCTTCGTTTGCCAACTGAGCTTGCTCTAAAGGAGTTGGACCAAACTCAAATTCAAGAGGTCTTAATTCTGCCTCTCGCTGTGCATTCTTAGCTTTTATTTCCTCTATAGTTAAATCACTTGTAAAGGCATCTGCTGGCAGAGATGGTTTAAGATTCAGCGATCCCTGCCCTTCGCCACCAAAAACTGGGACATTTCTGTCTACTAACGGCTCTTGTTCAGCCGCCAATGTAGGGACAGAGCCAAATACACTAGCAGGTAAACCACCAGATAAAACGCTTGGACGGCCTCCACCTCTTCTCTGAGAAATTCTTTGTGCTTTCTCAATGTCTTGATCAAGTTGTTGGAATGCTGCTTCTTGAGCATCTCCCTCAAGCTTATTAATATCGTCAACTCTTTTGATAAAATCAGTTCTATTTCCAATTCCGGGCTGTCCAGCTAAAGCATTTAAATCAGCTTTCCCACCAGTTGCATTTTTAACAAGCTGGTCTGCTGAATCATCTAATCGTCCTTTAGTATCTAAAAACTGTTGAACTTTAGATTCTGCTTTTAATGCTTCTTCAGCACTATCAAAACCAAGTTTTCCAGCAGCATTATTTCTAATCTCTGCTATAATCTCATCATATCTGCTATCATAAAGACTAACAGGTCTATCAGTTAACTCTTGAACAAGAGGACTATCCAAAGCAATAGACTGTGCCTGTGTGATAACTGCATTAATAGCATCTTCAGCTATACTAGATTCACCAAAGTTGTTTGCACCTACAAGTTTATCTTCTCCGGGTCGTGCGATTCTACTTCTAAAGCTAACACTTTTTCTACTTTTAGCTGCCTCTAAAAACTCTTCACCATAAATTTCTTTTGCTACAGCTAAAGGATTTGTTAATGCTCTTTCGTATCGTCTAGCGTCATCTATGTTAAATCTTGTAACATTATTAGGATTAGATGCATTAGGATCTCTTTTTCCCAATTGTGCTGTATCTTCATAAAGAGCTTGATACTTTCTTCTGCCGGGAAGGACTCCAGCATTTTTTAAATCACTACTTATAGGATCATCTCTAAATATGCTGCTAGATCCAGAAGTCTCAGCAAGTCTACCTGTTGCTGATCTCACCCCGCCAAGTGGATTTTGAGTTTCATTAATAATACCTTCTAATGTTTCCTGTTTGAATCCAAGACCTGCACGCCGAGCAAAATCAACTGTTTCTTTCTGACCGATTCCACCAAATCCAACCTCTGATGCGTTTTGATCAATTCTTTCACCTTGCTTCGCAACAAACTCAGCAAAATCATTAAGAGGTTTAGCACCGAATTTGCTTTCGTCGAAAAGTTTATCATCACTACCACCACCATCTGCTCTATAAAGCACTCCCTTGCCAACTCTTCCACCGCTTGCTGCAAAAATTTGAGCGTTCCCTTGATTAACAGCTTGCATTACACCGGGACCGTATTGATCAACAGAAGATTTCTTAATGACAAATTCACCGGGAGTAAGCATAGCTGGGACGGTATCAGTTCCGCGAGGTTCAAATATGGTGCCTCCAGCATTTCTATATGTAGCTGGTCCAGTGGAATTAATTAGACCTCCACGATAATTAAGCCCCTGAATTGGTGAACCATCATCAAATGTGGCAGGATTCGGCTCCTGCCTTTCATTTTCTTCCCTTCTTCTATTATTAATTGCGGTAGAAAGTTTATCAATAGATTTATTTAAGTCTCTTATACTTTGATCGAGTTTTTCATTAGACTCCGTATTATCACTTACACTTTCCTCCAGTGCTGGATCAAAAAATCGACCTGACGGACCACTAGCAGGACGACCAGTTTCAGGATCTGTCCCCTGTGGTGGGGCAAGAAGACCTGCTGGATCAAGAGGATCAAAACCTCTAGGTCTACCAAAAGGATCAAAAAGATCTGGGCGTTCTTGAGGAAAAGGATCTGTAGCTTCTGCTGGAGCACCAGCAAATAATTTTACAGCCTCAGAAAATTCTCTTACTGACTCTTCAAAAGTTTTAGCAAATCCTAACTCTAAGAATTTTCTAAGAAGTTGTGTTTGATTTTGGTTTTGTTGTAACAACTCTTCTCTGATCTGTCTTTGTCTTGCGGCTCTAGCTTCTGCAAGTTTGGCAAGCTGATCTTTCTTTTCCTCAGAGAAAGCAATTGCTTGTAAAAATCTATTAGCAGATTGACCAGCAATACCACCACCAGCAGCTAATCTGCCACCAAGCTGTCTAAGCAATACTCTTCTAAGTTCCTTACCTGCACCCTCTTGACCAGCGGCTACATCTACAAGTGCCTGATTGCCTTCATTTTGTAAGGCTGTCAAAGCTGTTAATGCTTGTGGTATATTCGCTGTGCCACTAAATGCTGCCCCAATAGCACTCTGCTGTTGTGCAATTTGTAGTACTCCTCTAGCATCTCCAGAAGCAACCTTTCCTATAAGATCATCTAGGCCAGTCTCTAGAGCATTAATATTTTGACCTATCTTGGCAGCTTTTTCTAAAATAGCTTGGAATACCTCACTTTCGTTAGCTAATCCCTCTAAAGCTTTTGTGGTGTTATTAATCTCTGTTTGTAACTGAGCACTTTCATTAACAAAGGCATCACTAAATGGATCAACAGTACCTTCTCTAACTCCTCGCTGCAACTCAAACTGTCTATCAAGTGCTGCTTGTCTTCTAGCTAATAGGACTCCTGAATCTGCACTACCTGCCTGTGCTTCTGCTCTGAGTCTCACATTTCTTTCAGCAGCACTAATGCCATCTCCAACTCCAGTACCAAGATTGCCAGCTAAAATTTGCTTAGTTCTTTTTTCTTGAGCGATAATAGATTCAGTGATTGCTTGAGTAAATTTAACTTGCTCTTGTAAAAGTTGAGCTTCTATCTTAGTTCTTTGTTCAGTAATTTTAATAGCTCTATTATATGCCTCTACAAAATTATCTGCTGTAGCTGCTGCTTGCTGAAAAATTTCTCCAAAGGCATTTTGAAGTTCTCCAGATGCAAATAATTTCTCTAGTACATCTGCTGGAATAACTCCACCCTCTTCTACTCCTTGTCTAGAAACACCTTCTAATAAAGCTCTCTCTATACCCGGAGGCAGTCTCAGTCCCTGTGCTTGAAAAGCTTGTTGAAGTTTGAAAATAAGCTCGTCAGCGGTTAAACCGCGAGCAGATAAGTCACTGATAGTATCTTTAATAATTTGTGGACCCTGTGCGGCAAGCTGTTGAAATTGTCTAAGTTGTGTACTATCCACACCCAGAGTTTCTATTCTTCTAAAGAAGTTCTCTTGACTAGCTTGACCTTGATCACTATCGACGGAAAATGGATTTGTAATTTGTCCAAGATTCGCAACACCAGAACCACTAAATACATTACTTACGTTTGATTCAAATTCAGCCAATGTTGTACTGGTACGATCTAATGCAAAATTAAGCCCTATAGTGATTTGTTGAAGTTCTGAGACAAAACTTTTTAACTCTCTAGATACATCACTTATAATAGTATTTAGATTCTGTTGTGTTAAAACTGCTTTTTGTTGTTCTTTTATATATTGTTGCTGAGTTTCAATTTGTACGTTGTAGGCAGCTATTGATGCGTCTAAGAGATTAGCGAATTCCTCCTCACTGATCCCTAAAGTAGTTGCAGTAACACCTCTTGCCTCGAAAATACGCCTTAATTGTGCCGCATCTATTTCAACATCTGCTATTTGACCACCAGTTCTTTGTGCTTCAGCAGAAGCAAATGCTATTAATGCCTGAGTTCCTGTAATTAATCCATTAATTACTCTTGAATCTAATCCCGTAGGACCACCTTCATTGATTTGAGATAAAATACTTTCTCGTAACACATCTGTTTGAGATCCTGCTACTAATCTTGATTTTACAACTGCTTCTCCAGCTTCTATAATATCTCTAGCAAACGAATTACCGCTATCAGCAGCTTTTTGTAAGGCTTTTGAAAAATTATCAGTGTCTTTTAAGACATCTGGATTTAAGGTCTTCACAAATCTTTCAAGAGCTTTTTGATATTGTTCTTCAAATTTAGCAGCGTCCTCACTGAGAAGCTTACCAGCAGTCTCAAAAGCTTTAGTAAAGTCTTCACCGGCTAATGTAGCACTATTAGTAAATGCTCTTTTCCAGAACCCTCTTTCTCCACGAATACCATCTGCAAAAGTATTCAAGGAGCCTAACACATTAGTAGTTTGCCTATCAAGTGCTGTAGTTACTTTATCAAATTTAAATGTTGTGAAGCCCTTTTGAATATCTGCTAAAGATTTAGACAAAGCTGTTCCAGAAGCTTTAAGTTTAGATGCTGTCTCAAATGCTGCCTGTTTAGCCGCTATGTCTAATGGTGTCGTAACAGCAGCAACAATAGCTCCAGAACCCGCACCTATAGCAGCACCAAGGGCAGTACCAATAACGGGCACAAAACTTCCAATCGCAGCACCGGCAACAGCACCACCCAATACAGCACCTCCGAAACCAAATGCTTCTCTTTCTTGTGCATCAGCAAGAGATGAGTCTCCTTTCAATCCAGCAACTTCTTGCTGTTTACCAATGACAAGATTAGCAACTTGATCACCAACCTGCCTACCAACTAAACCACCAGCGAGACCAGCACCTGCAACCCCTAATCCACCAGCAGCAAAACTACCAACACTAGCACCAGCAAATTGTGGAAGAACACCGGCAAATTTGCTTTGAAAACCAATCAACTCTCCAATTTTTCCTAGCGGAATAATAGACCCTAACAAACTAAAAGTTAAAATAGTATTAGATAAAGATTGAACCAATTCAGCAGCGGCAGAATCCGCTTCAAATACACTACTTGTTAAGGTTTGCAGTGCGAATGTCACGCCTAATAGATTTTGCCCAAAATTGGCAAGCTTAGAGTTATCAGTGCCGGGAGGAAGAACATTTTGAGGATTACCAAGATTTGGACCCCGAGTTTGAGTAGTAGGGGCTAATGTATTAACAGTTCTAGCATTGGCACCAAATGGACCTATGTTACCAGCAGCAACTTGTTTGGCAGCAGCTTGGGCAGCTTGTAGATTTGCTGTTGCAGCAGTTTTACTTGCTTTAGCCTCGTTTAAATCAGCTTTACCAGAAATTGTGGATGCAACAGAAGCTTTTTGATTAGCTATGGCATTTTGATTTAAATTCTTATTAGCCTTTTGAAGTGCCTTATCTAAATTTTTAATTTGCTGTTCTGCTTTAACAATAGCTGCTGAGTCGCCCGTAGATTGTGCAAATCTTAAATCAGCAGCAGCACCTCTTCTTGCCGCTGTCAAATCACTAATATTTGTTCCACCATCTCTGAAAGATTTTATTCTTCCAACTCCACCGCCTCTTCTCAATCCTAAGTACTTCTTAGTGGAAGCAGCATTGACAACAAATGCACCTTCTGGTAAAGTAGTAAGGATACTATCAGATGTTCCAGTTCCCGGTCCTCTTGCAATAGTTCCAGAAGCAAAACCTCCAGTTGCAAGCTTATTAATAGATTGTAGTTTACCCCTATTAGCCGCAACTTCTTTAGGATCAGTAACAACCATCTCACCATTAGAGATTCTAACTGGTACTTCTCCACCACTAGCAAATGTTAAAGAGCCAAAACCTCTTCCTGTAGCTCTACTTTTACCTTTTTTACCACCACCTTGTCTAGCTAATGCTTCACTAACCGCTGGATTTTTGCCAACATCAGCAG